TATCTTTATCTAGTATAAAATGAGTTACGCTACTTGTTATTCTGGATCTAATAATATACATTTCAATTTCCCACCGATAATGGCGGATGGACGCAACTGGGCCTCCTGGCAGCCGGAGGCTGTAGTCAATGATCGCATTCAAAAACAAGAAGGTATCCAGACCAACTGGGCTTATCGTCAGTATATTCAGCGTAATGGGCTCCAGATTATGAAGTCTAATTCGGCGGAGGCGTGCTACGAGCTTGGATTAGATCCGCACACAAATACCTCCAACGGCCCTGCGACAAATGTGCCCTTCACTTACAAGTCGTCGTTTGATACCCAGAACCCTGGGTTTGGATATCGCTCGAGTGATCTGAAGAATCCGTATTTGACGAGAGAACAATTAAACCTGCGTTTGGTCTCACCGTCGATTAATCTTGCGAATAAAATCAATTAACCACAAAACAATATAATACCAATTTTATACTTTGGTATTATAGAAATGAAAGTGTTGAGCATCGATGTTGGAATTAAGAATCTTGCGTTTTGTCTCTTCGATAAACCAACTGGGTCCGATTCATACCAGGTATCCCAGTGGGACATTGTCAATGTTTCGGAGAGAGACATTATTATTTGCGGATTCTCGGATAAAAAGGAGAAGTGCGAAAAACCGGCAAAGTTCCAAAAGAACGGACAGTGTTTCTGCTTGAAACACTCGAAGAAACAGCAATATAAAGTTCCAACATCCGATTTGAAAAGTATTAGCAAACGAAAGATCCAACAATTGAAAGAGCTTGCAGAAAAACACGATATTGCATACGACCCCAATGCGAAGAAGGCTGATTTGGTGAATCTTCTCAATGATCATGTAGAAAATAACTGTTTCCAGCCGATTCACGAGACAAATGCGTCAAAGGTCGATCTCATAAGCATTGGATATAACATCAAACATAAATTCGACCTGTTGTTCTCCCAGGAAAATATCATTGATTATGTCATCATCGAGAATCAGATCAGTCCAATTGCAAATCGCATGAAGACGATACAAGGCATGATTGCACAGTACTTTATAATGAGTGATGTTGCCGTGGATAAAATCGAGTTTGTGGCTGCATCCAACAAATTGAAGGACTGCGACGAGAAGGATAAGTCAAGCTACAAAGCCCGTAAGCAGTTAGGTATCAAGAAATGTTTGGAGTACTTGACTACTAATAATGGTTTCACTTCTAAGATCGAATACTTTGACAAGCACAAGAAGCAAGATGATTTGGCGGATTCATTCTTGCAGGGAATGTGGTTTATAGGTGACCGCGGGCTCTAATCCACCTTTGGGAAAGGTGGAGCCAAATTGATTACAGGAGAGGTACGGAGAACCTAGATTCTCTGTTTGGCTCCACCTTTTCCAAAGGTGGATTTTCAAAGGTGGATATATATTTAGCCCTCGTAAAATTTAAAGTTATATGTTCTAATTAATAAATACGAATGGACGATATGATTGAAATTTCAGAACTAGATATGGGCAATGATTTCGGCTCCAAGAAAGGAACAAACTTTGGCGGCGGCCTTGAATTCCTTATGAACGACCGTGTCAAAGATGGTGGAGGTCGTCAGAGCAGCGATATTAACCTGGATGATCTGAATACTTTAGAAAACGAATTGAATGATTTGGTTGATGACGCTCCTTCTTCCATGAGCTTCGGTACAAAATCCGATGTGTTCAATTACGACGAGAAACCATCAGTAAGGTTTAGCGACAAGAATGATACGGCTCCCTCCATCGGTAAATCCACCGCCGACGCCACAGACTCAACGAAGACTTGGGACGGGTATGGAAAGTTCAACAACATACCTATGAACCCCGACAAGGAGGTCTCTTCTGCCGGTCCGCAGATGTCCAAGGAGGAGTTGCTGCGTGAGAAGTTCAAGATCCTAAGAAAGCTGGAGGCTTTAGAGAAGAAGGGCGTTGAGCTCACAAAGAAGTATTCTATGGAGTCGCCGCTTACGGAAATGCAGGGTGAGTATGAGACCATAATGGACGAGAAATCCAGGCAGAACTCAGTCAAATTTCAAGGCAACATGTTGATGGCTGCCATCAACGGTATCGAGTTTCTGAATGGCAGGTTCGACCCGTTCGACATCAAGCTCGATGGATGGAGTGACCAGATCAATGAGAATATCACTGATTACGATGAGATTTTCGGCGAGCTTCACGACAAGTACAAGTCAAAAGCTACAATGGCGCCTGAACTCAAGCTCATGTTCCAGCTCGGAGGCAGTGCGATGATGGTGCATATGACAAACACCATGTTCAAGAGCGCTATGCCTGGCATGGACGACATTCTGCGCCAGAATCCGGACCTGATGCGGTCGTTCCAGAATGCAGCGGTGAATTCCATGTCACAAACGAACCCCGGATTCTCGGGATTCATGAGCAATATGATGAATCCGGAGCCGGCGCCTTCGTTTGGACCTGGACCCCCGCCTCCAATGGCGACTCAAAAAGCACCCATTCCGATGAATCGCCCCGGAAACAATAATTTCGCCAATCGCCCGGATCTGAACATGAGTCGCAGTAACTTCAATGATGACGGCATCAGTATGCGCGAGAAGAGCAAGAGGCCGGAGATGAAGGGACCCAGCGATATTACCGATATTCTCTCGGGTCTGAAGACGAAGACGATTAATATTCAGGAGCCGCCGAAGCAACCGCAACCGCAGCAGCAGTCGCAGAATAACGACAGCAGCACCATCAGCATTAGCGATTTGAAGGACATGCAGAGTGATGGAAATATGCCGAAGCGCAGTGGCCGTCGCAAGAAGTCGGCGAGCAATACGGTGAGTCTGGATATCTAAATCCACCTTTAGAAAAGGTGGAGCCAAATCAGCTTTGGAGTAGCGAGTGTATCCACGACAAGTAATGTTAATTTTAAAATTGATTTGAAAATTAATACAATATATAAACAAATAAATCAAACAATCAAAGTATGTCTTCAAGACAAATCAAATATAATTCAACTGTTCTATATGGTAACAAATTAGCCGTCGTGGCTGCTGTACCAAATAAGAACCATGTTACAATAAGATTTTTAGCAGATACTACACAACCACAGATATCTGTCGATAGAGACAAACTGAAAATGTTTTCTTATGATAAGGGGGACTTGATAAAATACAAGAACGAATATTTTATTATAGAATGTATCGTGATAGAACAAACAACCCCTATGTACAAATTAAGTTATGTGAATAAAAACAATACAACAGACAAGAAAATAGGAATAATTGACGCATCCATAGAAAGCGTTGATAAATCAAAACATGAAAAAATTATTTCACTTTTGAAATTTATAGATAGATACAACTCAACAGTTAATTTCTTGAATTCAAAGCATACTATAAAGTTAGAACTACTAGACCATTGTATGGTTGATTATTATATCGGCGTATTTTTCGAAAGGTGTAAATTTACAATGAATATTTTGAATAAAATAGCACATATGCTGAAAAAAACGGGTTGTTCTACCACGCAGTTGCATAATGTATATGTTAATCCATTTGACTTCATTACACAGGAATACCAACTAATTACATACGATAAAGCAGAAAAAATTTGTATCGAGTTTAATCTAAAGATAAAGTTCGAAATTAAACTTGAGAAATGGTCATATGATTACTTCCTCAGAGAAAACAATGCATTCTATGTTGCAAAATGGAAGTATGAAAAAGATATGAAGTCATTCTGTGAAAAGAGAAACACAAACCCGATAAATTTGTTACCATTCATAAACAATATTATAATAGATAAGAAAATTGGCAATGATGTATATAAAACAACAGATTATTTAATGAATTTAGAGAAAACAACGACCGACCTAACAATCGATCTATTCTATGATAAAACTTACGATATTCCAGATGATATTATAAATGGATATATTGAAAAATATGAAAAGGGAGACATTGAAAAATATAAAAATGAAGTTGTCTCGGAAAATTTAAAAGATTTGAAAGATAACAAAGTAATACGATTCGAACAAACCCAACAAAATGCTTTACCAATTAATATAAAGGGTATCACGTTAGAACCAGAACAAAAAAGCAGTGTTTTGAATTCTATAAAAAATAAGTTTTCAATAATAACCGGCCCTCCAGGTTCGGGGAAAACTGAAATTTTGAAATGTATAAATTATGTATTCCGACAGTTACACAAAGATTATCCTGATAGTTATGGTATTGTGAATCCAGAGAACATCTCTCTATTAGCACCGACTGGATTGGCTTATATTAATATGCAACGAGCACAGCAAAATAGTATGTACAACCAAGAATTATCTGGGACTATACATAAATTTATATATAATACGATCCCAAATAAAACTAAACATAATCAAATTGTGATAGAACACTCCGAAAAAGACGATCGTACGGGAAGTGTTTGTGAATGCCAATATTGTGTTGCATCCCGATGCGAATGCGCTGGTAATTGCAAAAAATGTAAATTGTACAACTACAACCCTTCGGTATTAGAAATCGACGAAACATCTATGATTGATATATTTATGTTTCGTGATATGCTGGAAGTGTGTATAAAATTCAATTCAAGACTTATCTTACTAGGTGATGTCAATCAACTCCCTTCAATTGGTCCAGGGAGGGTTTTACAACAAATTATTGATTCAAATATGTTTACGGTAACCAAGTTGTCTAAAATAAAACGACAAGATGCTGGTTCATTGGTTAGAATCATAAAAAAAATGACAATTCCTGATATGATTGTGAGAAAATGCGATTTTACGGATGACTCAACATTGATGATTGGTATAGATGACTTTGTTGATACAACAACCAATCGTGTTAAACCAGACGAAATACGCAAACTAGTTGTAGAGTATGGTTTAACCAAAGACGATACAAAATTCATAACATCATTCAATAAAGACACATATAAATTCAATACAAAAAGAATGAACACTATACTACAGGAAATCTTCAATCCTATAAATCTTGAATGTGGAGGAGGTTTATACAAAGAACAAAACATTCCATCCAATCACAAATATGATAATGGCTTCATGTTTAGAATCGGTGATAAAATTATTCGCACCGAAAACGATTATTCAAGTGAAAAAATGAGGGCGAATGGTGAAGAAGCAACAATAAAAGATTTTGACGGGAACATAGTTACGATCCAATATAGTGGTCCTTCTGATGTACCAGAGACTATAAGGAGTAACGAATTGTATGAGAACTTTCTGTTAAATTACTGTGTTACAGTTCACAAGTCACAAGGAAGTCAATACCGTAATGTTGTCTACTTTATTGAACCAAACCAAAACATAGTTGATAAAAAATCAATATATACTGCTATATCAAGAGCACAAAAACGGTGTTTTGTTATATCAAATGAAAATGACTTTGTTAATCTACAACAAACCAAGAAAAGGGTAAATATGAAGGCAACTTTATACATGGAGGAGTCAAATACATACGATATATGAATCAATTGAGTAAAATCCCAATAATTGTTTTGTAAATATACTATAATGAAACTCTCCATTTTTACGGTTCTTCTTTCTTTAGTCTCTTCGACATCGGCGCGGTTCAATGTCACTCAGATCGTACCCAATAACTGTGTCTCGTTCTCTGTTAGCTCTGGCACCGGATGTTCCTGGATGTGCAACTATTGCGCCAATCAGCTTGGCACATACAACTACTACTTTACAGATGGTGTTTGCACTTATCAAACCGGTGGTTGTGTTGGTAACCCGCAGACGGGGGTTGTCTACACTTGCTGCTCTGCATAATAAATTTTGAAACAGTGGTTTATCCACTTTTTCAAATATGATGAAATTCGCTTCGCTTATCAGTCGCTTCGCTTATCAGTCGCTTCGCTTATCAGTCGCTTCGCTTATCGGTCGCTTAGCTTTTTGCTCCATTTTTTTAAAAGTGGATAAAAGTGGATAAAACAATATAAAGTTTATCAAATACAAATAGAAATGCGAATTGGAATTGCAATTCCATGTTACATTGGACATATTAATCAATTACAAGTATTACTTGAATCAATTTCCAATCAAACTCGACTACCTGACAAAGTCGTGGTCAGTTGTTCTTCGACTAATGAGTTGCCATATCTTCCAAAATACAATTTTGAATTGCATATTATTTTCGAACCATATGTGAAAAATCCTTCCCAGAATCGCAATATTGCTGCTCGTCATCTAGACACTGATATAATTACATTTTTTGATGCAGATGATGTAATGCATCCACAGCGTATCGAATTTATTGAACAAGCATTCTGGGGAGGTGCCGACATTGTTCTTCATAATTTTGAATTAAATCAAAATCAATTCACTCTATACAATTCATGTACTATTTCCTACAATAGTTTGCATCAATGTGAAAGTGGTTGCATACGCCATATCATTTGGAATTCTCATGATCTCATACACCACGCTCAGGTGAGTGTAAAGAGAGAAATATTCGAACAAGTCCAATTTGATGAAGGACCAACTGGAATTGGTAAGGAAGATTGCATTTTTTGTTGGTCTGCATTTGCCATCCAAAATATAAAAAATGCTTACATATCAAACAAACTATCGTTGTATTTACCAAGCGGAACATTTGCACAAGGGTGTTATTTGAATATTGAATAAAAATCGACTTAAAAATATTTTTCATATTTGAACAATATGAAAATAGGAGTTGCGATCCCGTGTTATGTTGGTCATCTCGACAAAGTGCGTAACCTTCTGGATTCAATTGATAATCAAACACGACTACCTGACAAAGTCGTGGTAAGCTGTTCATCCACTATAGATCAACCAGTATTCCCAAGTTACAAGTTTCCATTTGAAATTGTATATGATGAAGCAAAAAAGAATACTGCACAAAATCGTAATATTGCTGCAGAACGGTTATTGGATAATGATGCAATTTCATTTATTGATGCGGATGATATAATGCATCCACAGCGAATTGAATTTATCGAACGAGCATTTGAGGGTGGTGCTGATATAGTTCTTCACAACTTTGAGAATTATCAAAATAGTGCAGATGTAAAACAAATGTCTTTATATAACACTTGTAACATTTACTATAATACAACACATCGTTCCGGAGGCATGATTGTACATAAGAAAACTGATATTGGTGATATTCATCATGCACAAGTAAGTACTAAAACCGGCATATATTCTTATATAAAATTCGACGAACACCCAGACTTTGTAACAAAAGCGGATTGTGTATTTTGTTGGTATGTGTTTTCATTAGAAAATATAACCGATGCTTATATTTCCAATAAATTGTCGATATATATCCCTAGTGGGACATGTCACACATTCTGAAAACAAATAGTTGTAATGATTTGTTCGTATCGTATCATTTTTGTGAAAATTTTTTAAAAAGTTGCATTGCAGGGGTATCGTCGCGATTGTGTATCAGCGAATCAAAGACCTTTTTGTAGTTTCCTGTTAAATTCTCTTGATTGAAATACAACCAAACGCAGTATATAAGGAAAAAAATTATTGTGGGTTTCCAATCACTTGATCGTATCGTTTCATGACGCAACGAATAATACGGAAGCAATTTAATTAAAGTATTGATAAAAATAAATGACAATATGGTTCGCAAATTGGAGCCATAAAAAAGCATCCCTATTAACATAATTGTGTTATCGATGATCCCGAGTAAAATCGCCAGCTTTGGTTTATATCTGACGATTTTAGCCATATACAACAAATACCATGCAAATATCCAATACGAAAAAATTAAATCGAAACGCATTCCTCTATATTATGAAAATAAAGTAATTTATTTTTCATAATTTATCACGATAAGTATTTTTATGATAAGTATTTGAATAAAATATGTATAATTTGAGACCTTACAACTATTTATGAATTATTATAAACATATAAATATATGAGCGATACAAAAGACCCTGAAAAAGACAATGAAGGTAATACATTTAAGGAAATATCAGACCAATCTGATTCGGTTGTACAAACAAGATTTCTATTTGCTGAACTTATGACACAGTTTTTAGCCGATGGGACAATTGAAAAATCAATGAATGACTTGTTTTCTTCATTAGAAGATTCCAATTTCATAGTTGCAAAATATGGAGGGCGATCATGGAATAATTTTGCAAAAAAAGCTAATACATATTCAGATAATGGAGTAAATCCAGAAGTTCAAACGATATTAAATGCAAGTTTTCTAAATGGAAACTTTGATATTTTTATTTTCCCTACCGAAGAAAATAATTTTAATAAAGAAGATATGGAGCAAAAATTCGGATCACTTGCAAATTATATTTCTTTGAACATTGTGAGTTTATTTGTAAAAAAATATGATGATATGAAAAATAATGTTGAAATGAATAATAAATTTGAATTACAAAAATACTATGAAACTGAAAATGAATTCTTGGACAACTATATATTTAGTTCTTCTCTCGGTAAAGATTGTCATACTATTTCATGTGGTCGAAACTTTCATTTTATGATCGATAAATCTGACAATTATATAAAAAATTCTCCAACAAAAAAAATTATGTTAGATGACGATGAACGAAAATCTATTCTTTACATTGAGTTTAGTTTTACTCCACTGGGAAATAGTGAGCGTTTTAAGAATTTGATGATAGAAGATCCAGAAGAAAAGAACCATCGATTATTGTCTCCTGTAGGATTGTTTTTTATATCGTCGTTTTTAACAACAAACAGAGATAAAGAAAAAGGAGTTTCAATAGACAGCATCAGAAAAATAGTAATGGATAAATATATAAATAACGGATATATAATAAATTATTATGACCCGACCTATCCCAAAGGGCAGACCGTAACACTTGAGATAATCCAACAATTCATAATAGATTTGTTTATAACTGATTTTGGGTATTTTTTCAAACCACCCACTACGGATACTGATGCAGTAACCTTTTATCAAACAAAGCAATCTGATATTTTGTTATATTTCTTTGAAAAATATGAAGCAAAAATAGAATATCCTGGATACGATAATCAATCATATAGTGAATGGTTCAAATTATTTAATGATGCTTTATTAAATTTTCGTGGAGGGGGGAATATGATTAGAAATCCAGAATCGGGCAATATACAACCACCAGAGTTACCAAGCCTACGACATCTAATAAACTGGATGTTAATATCTACAGAACAATACTGCGGAGGAATTAGAATGGAAAAAAGTGGTGGTGATGCACTGAGGTACTATTTATATGACTCAATGAAGCACACATCAGACATAGACTCTAAATTATTTTATACAAACCCAAGAATATATGTTTCTGTAAAAAAAAAACTTATCTCTGTATTAATTTTTTTGAGAAACTATCTGCATAAAAATAATTATTTTAGATTCATAGAACAGCGTAATATAATTTTTGGTAATGAAAAATTTATACTAACTTTTAATACAACTAATCAGGATTATGTGTCATCTGTTCGTTTTTTACCACGATTTTTTGTCCCACTGTTAAGCCTTGATGTTAGACTTAAATTTTCAATAAAAAACAAAAATGATATTATTATATCCGGATACTATAATATTGCACCATTAGATATTGGTTTTAATAAAATAGACTCTGAAAAACTAGATGAGAAGAAACGACAACCTCTACAAACAATAACACTTGGGGAACCACCCAAAATATATACTGGGATAGCAATGTTACAAAATTTTTATTATATGACACCTATTCCATCTATATATTATTTGAATGAAGATATAAAAAACATGTACAAAGACGCAACTAATGCAGCTGCTAGAAGAATGGCTGGAAAAGAGGAGTCTGACAATAAACGACTAAATTTATTAAAAGGACTGATTGAAAGCGGACAAACAAACCCATCTGTGGATGCTATTATATTTCTTGAAGAATATGAAGAGATTTTTCCTGCTTCAAAACTTTCAAAAGAGGTGCTTTATATTTCGAGTATGTATAAAAAAATACTTTCTTCAACTGAAGAGATTCAGCTGAAAACGCGAAATGATATAATACAATTCGGAAATAAAATAGGAATAACTGAAAAAGATGTATATGATGTGAAAGGTTATAAAGATATGAATAGTGATATTATATTAGCAAAAACACTAATAGAAGCTAAAACAAATATAAGCACACCTTTTGGATTTACTAAAATAAATGAAATATGTAAGCAGGTTCAACTAAATTTAAACCTTTTTGAAAATCTAAACATAAATAAATCATCATTGAGAAGCAATGATAATAAACAAAGAACAAGAACAAGATCAAAAAGGCAAGAAGAGATGCCATACGCGCGGAAGCGTGGAGGATTATCAATACATACTAACAAAAAGGGGAAAACAATTAAGAAAAAATATAAAACAGCGCGAAAGAAAATAACTCGAAAACATAGAATTAAATAAAATATATTTTGAATAATTATCAAGTTAAATATTCAAAAACAAATATTATCAATAAGTAATTAGAATGAAACAAACGTCATATACATGTCCGAAAGCCGGCATAAAAATACATGAAAGCTGCAATGATTATAAATTCAATCCATTTTTAAGTGTAACGACACAAAGCAACACGACACAAATACAAAGCAATCCAAATAACCAACAACCAAAATCGGGTATAGACTTGAATATTGACAATTACTCACTGAACGATTTATACAATTTATTCAAAATCAACACTCAAACACTCACTGACGATATTATGAAAGACACAAAAAAAATTGTTCTCATGACCCACCCTGATAAATCGCGATTGGAACCGAAGTATTTTCTATTTTATTCCGCAGCCTACAAGCGTCTCTATTCCATATATGAGTTTCAGAACAAATCGTCCAGGAAAAATGTTATGCTAGAAGATCACAATCCAGATGAAAATAACAGGCTCCTTGACAATATGTTTCAAAAGAATACAAAACTTAAAGATACCAAAAATTTCAATTCATGGTTCAACGAGCAATTTGATAAGCGTAAGGTCGGCGATGCAAATGAGACTGGTTACGGCGATTGGTTGAAATCTGACGAAGGGATATACGATGTCGGACAAGTGAGCAAAGCCAATATGGCAGAGGAGTTTGAAAAACAGAAGAAACAAATACAAGCAATCACTGTATATGGCGGTGTAAATGACATGTATGCATCGACCTTCGGCGGGACCTTGTTAGGTAAGCAAGAAAATTACACAGCCGACGGATATACTGACCTCAGGCAGGCATATGTCGAAAGTGTGATCCCTGTGACCCAAGACGATTACAATAATCGCACAAAGTACAGGAATATTGAGGAGTTGAAGAGTTCTAGAACAACCGACAAACCGTTGGACAAAGAAATAGCCATGAAACAACTACACGACCAACAAATGAAACAAGATAACGAAAGTGTAGCAACCGCATTCTATTATGCACAACAGACGGAACAATCAATGAAAAACAATCAATCATTTTGGGCAGAGTTGAGACAGCTGAAAAATTCGTAATCAACTGGCTCAACTTTTTGCTCCACTTTTCCCAAAAGTGGATTTGGTTAAAATATAATATTTATTGTATATTTGTTATACAATAAATGGAAACAGCGATAATAGTCAATAAGGACGGATTTCAATTCAGCAAACAGGGTACAAATCAATACAATGCAGGATTTACACTTGAGAACAATAAAATTCGGATTCCGGCGATTATTAACATCGATTTTGTGAAGGTAATTTATGATCTCAGTCCGGATTTATTCGAATCGGTAAGTTTAGCGAAAATAAATGAATCGGAAGCGATCCTCACGCTTTTAGTGAAACCACTATTTGAAGATCTCGGCGTCTCTCAGAAATTCATATGCTTACACATTCGTCGCATACAGACAAGGTCATCTATTATTTTCGAGTCACAAACAATTCATTCTAAGAGACCAGACACGATTCCAGATGATGTCGATCTTGTAAATATCGTCAAACTGACCAACGAATTCACGATCCATTCAAATCATAATGTTGATGTTATCAACAAAATTGTATTAGACGATGATATTGTAATCCCTCCATTTGTAGATAAAATTGTCGGAACGCTATTGTCAAAAATATTTAATCGTGTAAAACAATTTATAGAAATCATGACTATTAAATAATGTATAACGAAAGTGTATTTTTGTGTAAAGTTGCATGGATATTTATTAGTGAAATCACTATATACTGTTTCACCCGTGATTACAATAGGATCATTGACAATCTCTCTTTGCGTCTAGCGACCATAAATATACTGTATGTAAAAGTCTTTCAAGCGATTGCATTGAACAGCTCGTTCATTGATGAAAATACCAACAACCGTCTTCTGAAATATACTGATAATGCCCCTTGGACAATTGATGATATCGATATCAATCTGTTGCATCAGGTCACATCAGAAAATAAACTGGTTCTCAAAGAAGGATATGAGAATCCCATTAATTCCGGAATGATTTCCGTAGTATTCAAGGTGTTTCGTGAGACAACTGACGAACCGGTTATTCTGAAAATGAAGCGTCGCAACATCGATTCTACACTGATCGAAGCAATCACAAACCTGGTGTTCTTTGTAAATTTACTGAATGTGATCCCTGCTATCAAGGAGTTGAACATTTCGGCGATTATACACAACAACATTGATATCATCCAACAGCAAACAAACTTTCTGAAGGAGGTCGAAAACATGACGATGTTCCGAGAGAAATGCAAACATTTGAAGTATGTGAAGATCCCCAAAGTGTATTCAGATGTCACTAAAAAAAACAGTGACTGCATACTGATGGAGTATATTGAAGGCATCAAGATCAACCAAGTAAATGCAGAGGATTACGAACAGTTTGCAAAATATCACATAAAGTCCGTTATTTCATGCGGTCTCATACACGGAATAGTGCATGGAGATCTCCACGGAGGCAACCTATTGTTTATCAAGGATGAATCAGATAAAAAATACAAATACAAGATTGGTGTCATTGATTATGGGATAGTTTATCAGTTCAATGACAAACTGAGATCACAAGTGTTTGATTTTATAACCGAGCTAACTACGACGAGCGCAGAAATTACGGCACAGAGAGTGATTGAAATGGGTGCAGTGGAGCCAGTTGAGGTGTTTATAAATTTGCCGAAACAGCACTATGATGAAATACTACGAATTATGACGGATATCCTTAACGACACACTATTTGTAATTAAGCGCGCGGATTGCAAGCGTATCTTCACATCAGTCAAAATACTGAATGATTATTTAAATAAGCACAATTTGAGACAATACGGGATTGCCCCCAGCAAAGGGTTTGTGGTGTTCCAATTGACGATTGCTATGTTGTATGGTGTAATAATCACTCTGTGCAAGAGCGATGAACGACTACTAGAATTGTTTGATGAATCTGTGGTGGAGTTGTTTCGTCCAACCCTTATAATGAATGATCTCTAATTATTTGACTTATTTATCGTCATCTCCCTCGCAATCTTTCGAATGATTTTGTTTTGATTTTCAACATCATTGCTTTTTGGGCCACCTCCCATCACTTCAACAATAATCTTATTGTAAATATCTGAATACTTTGAATCACCGTCCATGCATTCAGGATATTTCTCTTTGAACAACCGCGTATTTTTGCAATTTCGGAAGGCGACACTTTTAATCATCTTTCGCAGCTTCTTGTTATCATCCTCGTCCTTTTCCCAGACATCCCCATCCTTTATGTAGATCGTTTCCCTCTTGGGGTCTGTGCAATGGACCGGTCTCTTGGTTACATCGAGTGCTTTCAGATTCTTTACAATGATGTTAGAGATCCCTTCTACATATCCAAGCTGGCCAACACTTTCTAAATCAGACAATTGCAGCTGTATAGAATTCACAAACTCTGTTATATTCATAGCATCTTTACATTCTTCGTTCAAGAATACCTGCAGGTTGAAGGTCTTGTTGTGTGAATTTACATTATTTGTAGTGTTATTTATCATGCTGTTCTTACATACATCTAAAATCTGTTTTTGTAGATCGCTATTCTGCTTGATCAAGAATGCAATTAGGTCTTGATTCTCTGCCGACTTCTCTGCGGGTTCTTCTTTGATACAGGTTTTTTGATGTCTCCATAAACCAGAATAATACTTGTATATTTTTCCACAATTACACGATACATGCTGTTCGGCGTTTTTTGGCGTTTTATTATAATCATTTTCATATCTTTGCACATTGTGTGTATGTTTTGGTCTTATACAGTGTCTTTTCCAATCACTCTTTTTACAGCATTTAAAGTGACAGTACATACAGTAAAAATCTTCGGCGTTTTTTGGCGTTTTATTCTCATCCATTTATATCATTTATGGATATTAAAAAAACGCCTAAAGAACCGTAAATTTTTCAAAATTGAAAATTTATGCTCACAAACTGAAAATTATTTTTTTGGTCGCCTGACGCTAATTTTTTTTATGGTCACAAAAATATCAAAAATCCAAGACCTTTCAGGCAAACTCAAAAATGGACATTTATAAATGTCCAAAATCGATTTCCGTTTTTACTTTTGGGATTCAAAAAATCGTGATTTTATATATATTAACGATTTTGGTACTTAAAGACCACTTTTGAGAAAAGTGGTGCAAAATCTAATCATTTGCGAATATTTTATAAGCTTTACTAATGCATAAAGCTTATGAAATTTATTTCTTCTTATGTTTTATCGTTTTATTTCGTTTAACCTTCTTATTCTTTTTGATCGTCTTTTTATTTCGTTGTTTCTTTACGGTCTTACGGGTTTTGCTTGTGGATCCACCGCTGCGGGGCACTAGTCTTCGAGCTAGTGAATTTAGTGGATTGCTTGACAACCAACTTGTAAATTTACCAAATTGTCCTGGGTAGCCTGATGGTGCTGAAGTATTTGTCATCGTGGCAGATCTTTGTTCTATAGACGAATAATCATCCGCCTTTTCTAAACTGGACTGAACAACATCTGGTTGTTCAGAAGAGATTGACTGGACAGGTGGTGGTTCAACTGGATTCAGCAATCCGAATCCATATATAGGATCCGCATCAATTTCTTTGACTATCACCTCGATTTTTTCATATAATTCATCGTCATAGTAAGCAGTAACTGTACAATAGCACATATCATACAATTTGTTGCGAACATGGTCATAATAAACTTCCACCCCCTTACCAGTTAAATACACCCAAATTTGGTTATTCATTATGATAAATGGGTTGTAAAACCCAAATTTACTTACCTTCCCATCTGAGTTAAAAACAGTAGGGTTAGCTTTAACGATTTCTTCAGTTATTGTATCGTTTGAAATAATTTTTCTTAACCGCATTAGATCATCTTTATAAAGGTCTTTAGATTGCTCCATCATGAACCAAAATTGATTGCTGTCTAATGGGAAATTATACATCTCTTTTGGAGGTTCATTTGGAGCGCCTCCTCCTAATTGATACTCATCTGATAAATAAACAGGAGGTTTTCTATCTCTTTTTGGTCTAGACTGTTCAACCTTAGGTTCTACTAATTCTTCTGTAACTATAGGAACCGTATAAGCTTTATTAATTGAATGAGGAGGAGGAGGAAGAGGAAGAGGTAAAGAAGCCGCGTCACTAGGAGAAGGAACAGGAGGAGGAAGCGCAGCATAAGCAGAAACAGGAGACAACACATCTAACACCCCAATTTCATAAAAGGTTTTTGTACGATCGAAACTAGGTGTAAAATCTGTTGGATTTTTTAATATATACTCTTTATAATACATAAATGATAACACTTTGTCCTTCAATCTAACGAACTCATTCACACGGTAATATGAATCAATTTCTCTCATAAAAATCTTAATTTCGTCTATTATACCTTTAATATCTGAATTTGTTAAACTTGTATATCCTTTATTATATTCGTCGTCACTTTCAAAACCTCTTACTTGAAGTTCAAAATCAGATATTTTTCTCTCCAATAGACTGTTTAAAGACTCAACATCGAGTATTATCTTGTCATAAAACCCACTATTAAACTGATTTGGCCGTTTAAACAGATCAAACTTTCTGTCATCTAGATCAAGAAACAACATTTTATCACCAAACAATGCATCTCTTACAAATGTCTTATTACCACTCAATAAATAGGTATGATCCAGGAGGAATTCTTTGTCCTTGTCTTTACCAAATTTGTTTATATCAGTGGGTCTAATTCCCCCCTCTGCTATTTTCTTCCATTTATTTTTAAGTATATCTTGTGTTTTTGGAGGAAGTGACAACCAATATCCAACAAATTTATTTAAATTACTAATATCACGAAGTTTCACCTGAAAAGCAATAGAGTCTTTATCAATAGGCATCACGGTGGTTTGACACGCTAGTAACGAATAACTTAGCGTATTATTTTTTTTATGTTCAATCAATCGTCCAACCCAATATGCCCCTGTCTTGAACCAGCCATCGTTACCTTCCATTTCCCTAGTAATATCATCAGGCACAAGTACAAATGCTCCTGTATAAATAGAACTATTTTTATAGTAAGGTAAGTTTTTATAAGCAATTTCAGATTCAACTATATATCCGTTCATCTTAGCCGATTTAATATTGTCGATTGTTTCATTATTGTGACCCAATATATAGTCTTTCTTCCTCATTAACCCAATATTAAGATCTTTAAGGGTATCCTCTACTTCTTTCGGATACACAGATAAAAACTTAACTTTTGTATTATCATCTTTTGTATCATTTTCTTCTGTGGAATCAGCGGTTCCATGTTTTCCCTCCCTTTTAATTATCATAACCCCTAGTTTATTTAACTTGGCAGTCATCTCAACTACCATATCACAAGTAGTCGTAGTGCTTTTTAACCCGACCAAATAATCAGGTATTAGATGTGGTGCCCCAGATTTTCCATTTTTTTTTTCTTCTTCTATTTTTTTTGCAATTATATCCCAGATCAACATAACGAGCACTTGTAACAAATCACCCAGTTCCTTCACTACAATCAGGAAATGATGTAAGCTATAATATATAGCACGGCTTGTTATGTTTGGTATAAATACGGGGTGACCACCAATAGAAACGGTATGATTGTCGTAATTATAAATTCCACTAGTACCCGTTTTTTTTGAATACAACTCATTGCGATGTTTTAAAAAATCATCAAACTTAATCCCTAGAAAAATATTTTTCTCCATATTCCCTGCGAAAATATCTACACCTCCAAAAATTATTTGTTCCGTAGCAGTCAATGTAGCTTGACCAGTCCCAGCCGTTATAGCAAATTCATAATCACTTTTTTCATATGGGTTGTTGTTACCACTTTTCCTAGTTGCTGTAATGTTACAATTCTTTATTCCAAAAAGGCTCATAAAAGAATTTGTAAAAGAAAGTTGAATCATTTTTTCAGCTGGGAAAAAGAATGTTCGTTTGTCAGAAAAATCGCGCGCCAATGGATCAAACTTCTCATTTGCAATATTTCTACCAAACCATATTTCTTGATTTTTCATGTATTTGTCCGCACCGTAACCAGATTCGGGAAAAACAACTCTTCCATCTAATAACCCGGTAGCAGGGCTACCCGAATCTTTTTTTTTAGATGCTGAATCCGGAGATCCCTTTGATCCAGGACTAGAAGGCGATTTTTCAGCAACATCTCTTGTTTTTATCCATGGTATATGATCAGTATCTGGTTGAAATCGACTATCTACAGAAATCTCTGCATCTTTTAATTTATCAAATGCAAACCCAATCTGAGTAATACTAATATTACCACCTTTTTCGGCTTCAGTAATAGTTGTGTCAATTTTGGTCTTTGAATCACAATCTTTAATAACATCAAGACCACGAATTTTACCCTGATCTCTAGAAACTGTATCAACTTTGTCTCCTGTAATAGAACCAATCTCTGTAACAACTGGATTTTCTGGATCAACATCGAAAAGGCTATTTATCGGAAATGTATATCTAGTAACCTTATCATTGTATGTGTCTGTAATTATAATGTTTTCTATACCATCAAAATCTGCTACAAGCGTCGGTTGTGATGTTGCTTTAGGTGGCATATATTATTATTCAATATAATATAAATCAAAATAATCTGTTAATCAGAGCTAGAACTAGGAGGGTCTAGACTGAAATTATAGAACCCCACATTGGAAACCAAGTTTCGCTGTTGTTTTCGTTGTTTCTCTCGTTTCGATTTCGCTAAAATTGCTTCGGCAGCAGCAATCTCTGTTTCAGTAATTTCGCCATCGTCATTCGTATCGATCAATTTATGGAGAACACGGTATTCTTGCGGGACAACACAGTACTTGCTCTCCTCATTGAACAAGTGATCCGAGAGAACCGTGAATACCGCTGTTAGCCCGAGAGAAGCATAAATGTCTCGGGTTCCCATCCACGCCATTGCGAAAACGAGAAGCTGCTTCGTAACATTGCTCTTGATATACTCTTCGGTTGATTTGCTAAATTGGATCGTAATAAACTTAGACCCCACATTGAGCAAGATCATCATTACTCCTGCGAAAAATTTGCTGCTATTTAAATATGATACATGTTCGTGTATGAAACCTGCCGCGTTTGTTAATGATGAAGATGCACTTTTTGACATTGTTGTTAAAGTATATTGATATAATATTTTTTCCAAAGTCGTCATGCTTTTCTATCCGTGATTATTTTTTCAGTCATTCTTTCATACCCTGTGCCGCGTATCGTGTTGAAAGTTTATCAATTTGAGTCATACCCTCCTCTTTCAGAATTCGTGCTTTGCGCATGTATGGCCGAATTTTTGACACACCCGGTATCCTAATATTAGGCAGTTCAACGCCCGGAAGTTTGACGCCTGGCAAAGAGAATCCTTCTTCAATCACAGATTTACACATGATTGATAAATACAATAACCCACCCACAAAGAGCACGATAAACAAATACTTATAGATTTTTCGCATCTATAATTATCTAATAAAAAAATACGATTTAACGAAATACAGAGAAGATATTAGAGAATATAGAATTGTCTTCCATGGGAGATACCATATCACAGTTGCGGCAACTAGAATCGACACCAATCGAGTTGGCCTTCTTTCCCTGTTGAAGCTCGCGCTCGGTTCCTAAGACATCAAACCCCTCCGTTGTAACCTTGGGTTCAGACTCCGGATCACTGTTGGAGAGGGCAGCCTTTGCATCGGCCAACTGCTTCTGCAGGTCATCAATTCTCTTCTTTTTGTCCTCTTCAGATTCAACTGGAGGCGCGGCAGAGGCAGAGGCAGAGGCATCGGCTGTGGCATCGGAACCACTAGATTCCGTCGCATTCATCGTCTCTGCCCCTTCGAGAATTTTCCAACCACTGTTAGTTAGCATCAAGATGATAAATAAAACCGAAATAACTCCAAGTGTCTTGTTGAGATAACTGATCGCCAGTATGAAGACAATCAATGCAACTCTTCCTAAAGCCGTATTTATAAACAGATCCAGAACCCTCGATTGACTCAGCAAAAGAATGAACAGTAAAAGGATTACAGCACCCGTATTTTTATTGCTAATGCCCAACATTATATAAATATTGTAATATAATTTTTTCGAAAAACATTATTTCAGTGTCTTTTTTCAAATTATTATCTTAATTTTTAATAAGAATGTCTTTAGCAATGTATGCTTCTCCAATCAATGATAATGATGCTGCCAATGATAATATACTCGAACAAAGAAAACAAATACATAGCAAAACACAAAAACGATATCCTAAACATGATGATGTAAATAGTGATAGAGTGAATAGTGATAGAGTAAAAACTGTATTGAGCAACATCCACAATTCGATGCCGGAAGACCAGGATCAGCCAATTCTAGGCGATTTCAATCCTCCTCCCCCTCCCGAATCGGCTGGCGTAAATCGAACCGAAAGCATGCAGAGCATGAACTCTGGTTTTAGGGGATTGGTTGGTAGATCGCCTGAGCCTAACAACGAGTCGCAGAATGATTTTGATATGAATAACATCAAAACCAATTATGGTGATGAGAAGAGCGTCGAAGATTATTACAACAAGATGTTGCCTGGATACAATAACTCGAAGAATTTAAAGGTTTCGCCTTACAAGAACGCAGCTAACAAACCGTATTACAAGGGTTCAACTGAGCAACAGTCGTTCTCTAACCCTAGCGAAGATGTTGTGATGCAGAAGCTGAATTATATGATTAATTTGCTGGAAGAACAGCAGGATGTAAAGACGAACAATGTCACAGAAGAGGTTGTCCTCTATTCGTTTTTAGGAATCTTTATAATTTTTGTCGTTGATTCATTTGCCAGGGCGGGAAAGTATGTCCGCTAAGCAGAGAACCTAGGTTCAAACGCCGCAAGCGGAACGATAATAGGCTCGATGGTAGGGCCTAAGCTTCGCGAGTAGCCCGCTCCACACCTCTCCTAATCCACTTTTTCACGAAGTTATGAAAACTGTAGCAAAAAGCGTAGTGACTGAAACGCTTATTGATTAAAATATCTTTATATTTTAATGGCAGAAGTTGATAATAATAGTAAGCAAAGCATCGGTAAGCAAAGCATCGGTAAGCAAAGCATCGGTAAGCAAAGCATCGGTAAGCAAAGCATCGGTAAGCAAAGCGCAACTAGGCAAAATATCGGTGATGAGAGCATCGGTCAGGAAAGCGCAACTGGGCAAAGCATCAGTACGCAACGCGATAGTATGCAAAGCGAACGCAAATTAAGTAGCCGTATGCAGTCATTTACCAAAAAATACACCCACCGGCGTGCTGCGAGAACCATTAAAAAATTCATGAAGACCACTGAATACACTCGAAGATCTAATTTTTTACAAGAAATATGTTCTGATTCTGGTGTTTGTATCGCATTTGGCCAAGAGCGGAAAAAGATATTTGATTTTTTTAATGGTTTCACTAAATTTGATTTTTTAACAAATGTGCAAACCATTGGTTCTGAATCATCTAATGGTTTTATTAAGGAACTTGATTATGAGCGCGAAGGTTATAAAGCGCATGCCATACTCAAATCATCTAAGGATAAAAATGCAGACAATTTGTTATATGAATATGTGGTTGGTCAAGTAATCAATAAATATTTTATCAATCGGTTTCCATGTTTCATAGAGACATATGGACATTATAAATATATTGGAGATAGAGAAAGACTTCAAGCCACTGGACCGGGTAAGATAGACTTGAGTCAAATATTAATCCCTTACGATGAAAATTTTACACCAATTGATGAATCGTGTCGTTCTTCGATCGATATGTGTATTTTGATGCAACATATAAAGGGGGCATCTTCGTTGGCTGATAAAGTATATACTGAATTTGATAGACAAAATAATCCGAAGAAAGATATTGCGTTTCTTAAAAATGACTTATTGTATTCATTGTTTCAAATATATTATCCTTTGACTATGTTGAAAAATAATTTTACTCACTATGATTTGCACGGTGATAATGTTATCATGTATAAGCCAGTTGAAGGAAAATACATACAATATCATTACCATTATCCCGATGGCACTAAGGTAAGTTTCAAATGTCAGTATATTTCCAAAATAATTGATTATGGTCGGTCATTTTTCAATATCAATCCAGTTCAACATTATCCCGGTATAATGGATTCATTGAGTTATTATAGACTATTGTGTGCAAATCCTGAATGTAATAAGGCGTCTGAATATTGTGGAAACGGAAGCGGTTACGAATGGATGTCGCCACCGAATAAAAAGAATTATTTTATCAGTTCTTCTACACGAAATATGAGCCATGATTTGCGATTATTAAAAGAATTATACATGAATACTGATCCACTAATTTTTACCGATTTGCGGACTAGAGTATTATCGAAAATAATTTATAAAGATCGATATGGAACACCTGAAATTGTTAAAAGTGAGAGAGGTAGAATTTTGAATGTAACAGATGTTACAAGTGCGATTCGAATGATAATGACTAAAAAAGAATATATCCTTGCGAATGAGAAATATTATTCAAAAATGACAAAATTAGGAGATTTAAATATTTACTCTTCTAGACCGATGATTTATATCCCGGTTTCTTAAAAAATGATATTTTATAATTATAATATCATTTTATTATAATGTCAGAATTTTTTCGTGGGAATCGAAACTTTGCAAATACAAGTCTTATGCAAAGCGACAGCAAAAGCAACAGCAACAGCAACCGCAACAGCAACCGCAACAGCAACCGCAACAGCAACAGCAACAGCAACCGCAACAGCAACAGCAAGCGTAGTAGTGACAGCAAGCGTAGTAGTGACAGCAAAAGCAAGCGTATCAAAATAAGCAACAATTCTGCCGTAAGATCATTTACCAAAAAATACACACAGAAGCGTGCACGAAAAACCATCGGAACTTTCATGAAGAAAACTGAAAATAAGCGCAAATCAAACTTTGCGCGGTTAGAAGCCGTAAAGACATTTACTAAAAATTACACCCAAAAGCGTGCACGAAAAACCATCGGAACTTTCATGAAGAAAACGGAAAATAAACGCAGATCCATGTTCTTGCAAGCCATTTGCTCCGATTCTGGTGTCTGCATTGCATTTGGGAAAGAGCGAAAGAAGATATTTGACTTCTTCAATGGATTCACAAAGTTTGATTACCTAAAAAATATAAAGGCAATTGGTGCTGTATCCAATAACGGATTTGTTAAGGAACTCGAATATGAACGCGAGGGTTACAAATCATATGCTGTCCTCAAGTCGTCCCGTGATAAGAATTCAGATAACTTGATGTATGAGGGTTACGTAGGAAAGCTCTTAAATGACATTGCGAAACAAATACCCTGCTTTGTAGAGACATATGGAATATACGAATATAAAACAGATGCCTATAGGGAAAAATTTCAAAAGGAAAAATCTGGGCTTGCCGATTTGAGCAACATGTTAACCTACCATAAAAATTATGACTATGGAAATTCTTGTGCAAACTCTGTAAACCAGTGCATTTTGATAGAGCATATAAAGGGCGCCGCTTCCATTGGAGATAAAATATACCGGGGGGCGCCCGACTTTGATTTCGTTATAAATGATTTCCTGTATGCCATCTATCAAATATATTTCGGTTTGGGTGGTCTGGCTACTATTTTTACCCACTACGATTTACACCCGGATAATGTTATTTTGTATAAACCGGTTGATGGAAAATATATTGAATTCCATTATCATTTTCCGGATGGAACTGTAAGTTTCAAAAGTCAATATATTGCGAAGATGATTGACTATGGAAGGTCGTTTATAACACCGAGGCCTGATAGAAATTCAGTCGTATACTATAAAAAAATATGTGCCGAAGACAAATGTAACAAAAGAGCCGAACATAAAGAATATGAAGATGAAGATGAAGATGAGGAAGACGAAGACGAAGATGAAAAATGTGGTGACAAGAGTGGTTATGCATGGATGGAACAACCACTTGATAAATGGAATTATTATATCAGTTCGTCATTGAACAACCGGAGTCACGACTTGCGATTACTACACAGTCTATGGACGAGGATGCCTTGGCAAGATGAACCTTTCAAATCAAGTATCCAGATACGCAACATACTAAAAAATATATTAGGAAGAGTAAAATACGGACATGATTTTGGAACACCGCCGATTATTGGTAAGAAGGATATTAATGGAAAAATCGAGGATGTCAAGGATGCGGAGTTTTTTATTAAGACAGCAATACGGTTGCCCGAACAGAAAAATGCGAATGATGATTATTATAGTAAAAAGACGAAGTTGGGGGATTTACATGTGTATATGGATAAAGCTTCGGAATTCATACCGGCTTGAAAAAATGATATATTAGGAATAAAATATCATTATATTGTAATGAAACGGTCGTTGAAAACACGAAAAAATAAGAAGTATCGAGGAGGAATTGGCGTAATGCATAGTACAAGAAAGACGAATGGTGAAACAAGGGTTCCATTTGGATCAAGGAATACGAGCGATTCAGGAAATACCCGAGTTATAAGTAACAGGAGAAGTGGGAGTAGTGAAAGAAAAAGTAAGAACGATACCAGAATAAGCAGCGGCAGAATGGCTAAAACAGAAACAAAGTTTGTTCGAAACTATTCTAAGCTCACTCAAAAGCGTGCCACGAAAACCATAGGAAATTTCATGAAGAAAACGGAACCGAAACGCAAGTCGATGTTCTTACAAGCGATTTGCTCCGATTCTGGCGTGTGTATCGCGTTCGGAAAAGAGCGAAATAAGATCCTTGACTTTTTCAACGGTTTCAATAAGTTCGATTACCTGAAAAGCGTAAAAGCAATTGGAGCCGTATCGGCGAATGGATTCGTCAAGGAACTTGAATATGAACGCGAAGGGTACAAAGCGTATGCCGTCCTCAAGTCATCTAGAACAAAAAACGCCGACAACTTGTTGTATGAATTTTTTGTAGGATATGTAATTAATAAGACCACGTTGAATCTAGTACCGAGTTTTATAGAGACATATGGACATTATAGATATAAGAACGAATCAGATTGGGCTCAATTTCAAGGAAAGACTCCAAGTAATATTAATTTGAATGACATATTACTTCCATATAATAAAGGCGAAATTTTGTATGGCGAAGCTTGTAAGTATTCGAAGACTATATGTATTTTGACACAACATATAAAAGGCGCTGAATCCATCGGAGATAAAATATATAAAGGAGTACCGGATTTTGATTTCATTATAAACGATTTGGTTTCATCGCTTTATCAAATCTATTACACATTGAGTTTATTTCAAACGGAATTTACGCATTATGATTTACATCCGGAAAATGTGGTTTTGTATAAACCCGTTCATGGTAAATATATAGAGTTTCATTATCATTTGAAGGACGGTTCTACTGTAACTTTCAAAAGTCAGTACATTTCAAAGATAATTGATTATGGAAGATGTTACATAAATAGAAAGGGCGTGTCTTCGAATGAACATTACAGAGACCTATGCAAATCAAAAATGTGCAATACTGGTAGTGAAAAATGCGGAGACGAGAGTGGCAACGGATGGTTGGAACCTCCACCCCACAAAAGAGATCATTACATTTGCTCGACTGTAAATAATAGGAGTCATGATTTACGATTATTGAACAATTTATCTACCGAGATACCTTGGTACAAAGAACCTTTGAAATCAAATACAAGAATCCGCGACCATCTAAAAATCATATTCGGAAGGGTAAAATATGAGGAAGATTATGGAACGCCACCAATTACTGGTAAGTTAGATTGCGTTAAGATTGAGGATGTAGCTGATGCCGAGTTCTGTATTCGGCGTATAATGCAGAAAGATGATCAGAAAGCAGCGAATGAGTCTTATTATAAGGGAATGTCGAAGTTGGGTGACTTACATGTATATGGATCCAAACCGATGGAATATATACCGGCTTGAAAAGAGAACTTGTGTTCGCTTGCAGTCGCTGCGCCTTTGGCTCCACCTTTTCCAAAGGTGGATATATTGTTATAAAAACAATTTAAACCGTACTAGCATAATAAAATAATAAATAATATGAAGTATATTGTAGTACATTGCAAGCATGAGGGATGTTATGAGTCAAAGTGTGTAGAAGATCACAAGACTCAGACCCGCGCTGTATCAATCCGCATCAATCCGCCGAAGTTGTTTGCATTTGATGACAGGGAGTCTGCCAGCGAGTTCTTCGAAGAGTATATGAATGATGTGGATTGCATTGATCTAAACTGCAAGAAGGGTGGTGATATAGAGCACGATGACAACTGCACTTGCGGAATAGTTGAGCTAGATGAGGAGGGGTCGCCTATTCTCTTTTATAACAAGATCCACCAGATGTTCCTTACCGAGGTTGGATGTCATATGTTTGAGCCCACCAGAGAACTGAAGCACGACATTTACAATATGAATCTGACGAACAAGTTGATTCGTAAGTGCAGGAAGCTCTCCAAGGAGCAGAGAGATCAGTATATTGAGCTTGGTAGGGTGTGTCAGGAGTGTGAGAAGAGTGGGAGTGCGAAGCTATCCGTACAACCTGAAACTGCTGTAGAGAATATTGTTATTTCCTCTTCACCCTCGTCAGCGCCAGCTGCTCCCGCGGAAAAGAAGCAACGAAAGACACCTGTCAAGAAGGCTGATAAACCTCCAAAGCCTCCTAAGGCCCCAAAGACCCCAAAGAGTCCTAAGACCCCTAATACAGATTAATTTAGTATAAAGCACTTTGATGATTTAAATGTGCGATACGCAAAATTGTAAAAAAAATAAGCCGTTGGACTAACAACAATAGGGTGTGTTTTAACGATCAAATTATTTATAATCGTCCTATTGTGTGATATATCTTCCACAGCCGAAAATCCAAATTTATTTTTATCAGCAATATTCCAAAAACTTATTTTGAATCCGTAAATAAACAACTCATCTGCAACGCCGACTGCATGAATCGAGGAAAAACAACTCAGCACTTCCATTCCTTTATCGAACGACACACAAGTTTTGCGAAAGAAGTAAGCGCACTGTATTTGATCATTAAACAATACCACACTTACAAATATATTTTGACTTTTAATAAGCTCAAATATATTTGACACATCCGGCATGACAGTAATGTCAAACTCCCCACTATTCGTTTTAATGAAATCGAACAAGAGGTGGCTATTCTGGGCATTCACTTCCATCACGACATATGCAGCGTTCATCGACGGCGGTTTGGTCCATTTATCCACCGAGAATCCATATGTGGAATACACACACAATGGAACAATTCCAGTGAGTTCATCTTCTCTCTTGAACAGCGAAACAGATATCTTTTTGTTAGAATAACTTTGATTGTAGTGGTGTGTTTGGATGAGTTGCGGCGCGATCCCATTCTTTCGTTTTCCCTGCTTCACGCACAAGTAATCTACATAGTATGCGTCAAATGATGATGAGGATGGGTCGTCAGTCTTGATGCTAACATGCGTAGGTCGCGATGTCATTATGCCGACAATATCCTTATCCTCCACCAGGGTGCTGTTTTTTAAGTCCTGCACAAGAGTTGGTTCTGTGTAAAATGAGACAAACGACGGAGCCGTGAGAGAAGTGAAGTAAGGAACGAAATTTTCCTTCTCAGGTGCGTATATATTATCGCGGTTCCGGAGGTAATTGGTTTTGATAAAATTTACTAGCTGCGTCGTCTTGAGTTCGGAGAGCTGTCCAAAATCGTTGGTTTCAATGTTTGCGAAATTCGTGTATTTGTTCTTCTCGGGTAGGCCGTGATTGATGATGCCGGGTGGGTATATCATGTAGGCTAAATCATATATGTGGAATACTGGCTGGGATACCCAGAATCCGAACTTGTATTTGATGTAAGCCATCACCAGCATGATTATTAGGAAGATAATGATAATTATATATGCGGCAATCATGATTTGGTATCATATTAAAAATTCTTTAATATGATCGAATTATCCCCGACCGACCCTCATAGACGCTACTTACAAATTGAGTCATCCAGTATCTTGTAGGCTTGCTCACTGTTCAAGAACTTTCCAATTGTGACCTTCTTATTCTCCAAGTCCTTGTAGTGCTGGAAGAAATACCTGATTTTCTCAATTGTGTGCGGGGAGACATCGCTGATATCGCTGAATGTGTAGGTCGGATCAACTTTCGAGCAGGGACACGCAATCAGCTTGGGGTCGTCGCCCTTATCGTCGCTCGTTTCCAAACACCCGAGGATAATGCACTTTATGTAAGAGCCGGGGACCAACTCGTCGTCCATCAAAACAACCACATCAATTGGGTCGCCATCCTCGCTCAAAGTATTGGGAACGAACCCGTAGTTAAAATTGTAGGAAAAGGGTGTGTGCAGGACGCGGTCGCAGACGAGCGCGTTTCTCTCCTTGTCGTATTCATACTTGATTCGCGAGTTCTTGGAAATCTCAATGAACACTTCGACTACTTTTTGTTCGGAATACATATGATTTATCATAATGTGTAGGGTTTATATTGTTTTTATCCACATTATCCACCTTTACACCATTGAAGATTTCAATCCGCACAAAGTGCGTGGTTGAAATCTGTAAATGGGTAGCACTTTGGAAGAATAAATCCGCAGGCGTGCGGATTTAATTCGTCAAAGGTGTAAAAAGGTGGAGCCAAAAATTGATTCCCAAAAGTGGATTTGGTTCCACCTTTTTGAAAGGTGGATGGATTATGCAGGCTTGACAAGAATGTACAGGAACTGGTATTCATACGCACATTTCACCAGATCGATCTTGCCTTGAATAACGAAACCGGCATCAGTCGCCTTCGAAACAATCTCATCTGCGTCCTCCATATACAGGACTTGCTCCTGCTTCCGCACCTTTCCATCGTTAAACTTGAATTTCTCTTCGAAAACAGCCTTGCTGTTTGATTCATCGAGAGAAAAGTTCGAGTTATACACAAACTCGTTGAATGTTACCTTGGTCTTCGTGATCCGCTCCTTCGCATACTTCTGCGGCGACACGATGTACAGAGGGTTGCCTGGCGGCAAAATCGGGTCAAACTTGGCGCGATCCACCACATGCAGTATTAAACAACCTCCCGGCATCAGCCAATCCATGCAATTATTGAAGAAATGAAGCTTGTCCTTTAGGTAATAGATTGTAAAATACATACACAAAATATGAGTGAATGAATTGTTGTGAAACTCTGATAAGTTGGACGCATCACCGACCCTGAATTTAGAAGCGTATTCAGAGAATTTCGTTTTGGCTTCTTTCACCATCGAGGGAGAAATGTCAAGGCCGACCACATTGTACCCCTTTTCCGCTAGTCTCGCGACATGATGTCCTGTTCCGGAACCAACATCCAAAATGACACTTTCCGCAGAAGGTTTTGTTTGTCCGATGATCTGGCTAATTTCGAAATCATTCTTCATCTCATTAAATACCAAGTAGTCGTAAATTGTTGCATAAAAATCATCATACACTTCCGCTCCTCGTTTGAATAGGAATTGATCATTTTGTTCGTATCCTTCGCGGCCAACTCCGTCGCCTTTTCTCATTATACTCTTGAAAAATACAATTACGGCAAGTAATACTGCAATAAATAGTAGTATCTTTCCAAAATTTGATAATTTATTGTATGTTTTGAGAAAACCTTTCATCTATATGTATTATTGTTATTTTTTTTCCGTAAAAATCATCGTTTTAAATCTCCAAAGGTGTTATATGAATAATGATTCAGAAATTAACGATCTCCGGTCAGCATCCGAATTCAGGGGAATCACTTTTTCAAAATTTAAGAAGACTGATGTTCGTAAAGAATTGCTAAATAGTTTGACAAATTCGCGAATTGAACAAGCGTGTTACTGGAGCGCCGAACTCATTTGTGCCGGTCATTATGGCGATCTATGGGACATCATCATTCTGTTCTACAGTAAATACATTCATTTAGGCAATCCTAAAATTGCGATTTACTTGGAACTGCGAATTCAGAATTTCCGAGAAATCATAGTAACTGGATACGCTGGTAATGAGATTCGAATGCGGAACAGTGAAAAAATGCGAACCCTCTTTTGTGAAATCATGTGCGTATTGTGCGATGCCAAACGAAGGCATAGTTTCGACAATATCAAGATTCGAAAAGAAGATTTCGACATGACGCAAATGACGGACAGATTCAAAGCCCCGAACATCACTTACGCCCAAGATGTTTTTAAACCCGATGACCCCAAGGAGTTATTTGTTGCGATTAACGAGCTTGCTTACAATATCTCTCAGGAAGGAAAGAACATAATCAATGCTTGTTATTGGATTGAATGGATTTCCGAGTATGAAACGATATGCAAAAACAAGAAGGAAAAATGCAAAGCAGAGAGAAGGGGAAATATTCCAGTGGATGGCAAATCCCAAATGGATCTCATTTGGATCGTGTGGGATGTATTTTTCAAAGAGGTGGAGAAGCGAATTGGGAGTAGTGGGAGCGGCCAGAGCGGGAGCGGCCAGAATAAGTTGGTGCAAAAGGTTATAAAGTCTCTGCTCTCCCTATTCACATTGAAATACACGAGTGGATGCAATCGAAAGCGCAAATATATTTTGTATTTCGTGGTATCACTATTATGTGAGAATGTGGCAATGGACGAAGAAATCATGCGAGAGAAACAGAAGGAGTTAGTTGCTTCTATAACTAAGAAGATCCACACAATTTATAAACAGATTAAGAAGAATGAAGTCTCACCTGGCACTGATTATCTATTCACCAATGTTCAAACGAGCAATTTGGAAAAGACGATTGAGAAGCTGGAGAAGATGAATACTTTCGGAGATACATTTATTCCGCGCGTCTAACTTAAAAATCTCTGCATATACAAATGCCGAAAACTAGATCAATGCGTTCATCAAAGAACCGAACAATGAGCCGCCGCTCCAATCCATCTTTTGACAAACAAATCACCGTTTATTTCTTGGAAATGCTCATGATGGTCAAGCTCTTTCACTGGAAGACCCACAGTTTTGCGACACACAAGGCGACTGACGAACTTTATGAATCGTTGAACGAACACATTGATCATTTCATCGAGGTATTGCTAGGCAAGACAGGGTCACGCATAAACTTGACTCAGAAGAAGTCTATTTCTCTCGTGGATCTGACTTCGCCGGCCAGTTTGAAGACGAGGATAGAGCAATTCAAGAAGTATTTGGTAAATTTGAACACCAATAGGGCTGTCACTTCAATGACCGACACGGATCTTCTCAATATTCGCGATGAGATATTAGGCGATCTCAACAAGTTCTTGTATTTATTGACATTCAAGTAAAAAGACTCATTCAAGTAATTATACTAAAAAATAATATATATATTTTTAGTATAATGGACAACAAAGCAAACGACATATCGACATTTACTGTAAATAGTGGCAATGCTGCTTCTTCGGGGGCTTTGTCATTCGTAGATAAAATCCGCGGAATAAGTTTGACAACATGGATCATAATTATCTTCGTTTTTGCATTTCTCGGAATCAATATCTTTGTTTATTTAGCAAAAGGCACACAACAGATTTCTGATTTCTTGAAGCCGATCACTGATTTATTTACAAAATTATTCGGGAAGGTTACTTCTCAAGTTGTTGATGTCAGCGCTGAAGGTGCAAAGGCAGTTGTTGGTACAACTGCTGGCACAGTAAATGCTGGTCTCACAGGTGTTCAGAAGATTGCAAACGGTTCTGATATTAAAGATGCGATTCCTCAACCGGATATCATGAAGAGTAACACGCTGAATCGTAAGCTGAATTCCTCGAAGCAAACGACTGGTGATGACAACGGTCAATACACTGCGGATGATACCGATAGCAACATCCAGAAGGGCGCGGGAAAGTCGGGGTGGTGTCTAGTCGGATCTGACCGCGGGGTGCGGTCGTGTGTCCAAGTCGGTGCAAATGACGAATGTATGTCTGGTGACATTTTCTCTACCAAGGATGTTTGCGTCAATCCTAGATTGAGGGCTTAAGATCAAGATGGTGTAACCTGTAGTGTATTTGATGGTCCTGATGCGGCATTTGTCACGAGAGCGACTACATAAAATGAATAACTCCGACCACTTGTTAATCCGGTTACCCGATAAGAAGTAAGATCGCCTACATTTATCGGTGCTCCTCCGACCCGATACAATGTGTAGGTAGTTGCTGGAAAACAATATTTCCAACTCAATGTTACGGATGTTGATGTCTTTGAAACTAATACAAGGTTGGGAACATACGCGACATTAAAATTCTTGTAATTCGTAGGCCACTTATTCCCACTTGTGTTCATAATATATCGTTCCTTTGCGTACCAGGGTTCCAAACGAAGATCCCAGCACAGTGTTTGAATTGGTCCAGGAACATCTGACGCAGTCGTCAAATTGCACGGATCCGTAAATGTGCGTTTTTCGAGGACTTGTGTGCAAGGATTCACTTGATCGGTTCCTATTAAAATCCCCCCTTCAACAATTGTGTTAAAATCCAAATCTTCAAGAGGATCAAAACACTTTTTTTCCTTGCATTGAAAGGGATTCAATATATCATACTGGAATGCGGAACTTATTCCATAACACATATTTACTGTATCTACACGACGCAAACTATTCGTATTTGGATTGCTGCACACATCTGACTGACTTGCATATGTCTTTGTCCTATTAGTCCATTTGCCTCTGGCGATCAACGCATATTTTTGGTTCTTGGTTAAATTCGAACTGTTTTTCTTATATTGCAATACATTACCCTTTTCCAACATTTGCTTTGTTAAATTCGAGTTTGAAACAATAGAAGAACAAACCGGTTGGACTCTGTACCAGTCTCTGGTTGGGTTTGGAATATACAGTGGCATCATGCTCATATATTGATTGATTATTAAATAATCAATATATTTTAGTTTATTATGGATTACACACCACCGGATCCATTGAAGAACCACCGCATTGACAAATATTTGCTGTCCTTGATATTCATTCCATTCGAGCCACTCATCTTCGTGTCGGGTCCATTGGTAGCAATCCGCTGAATCTCAGTGGTTCCTAAAGCATAGTTGTAATACCATAAATTGGAAATGTACCCATCGAACCCACCGTTCATCGCAACATACACATTTCCGTAGTTTTGCTTGGGAACTCCCGACAATTCAATGCTGCGCGCGATTGTCCCGTTAATATAAACATCCAATGTCGTGTTGTGACACCGGATGACCACATTCACCCACTTATTTAATGGAATATCAGGTATTTCAACTTCCTTGTCAATCACATCAAATGTGTTCATCATTACAACCAGAGTATTCGAGTTGGGTTTAATATACAACCCAGGTGAATTGTTTGGAGAATTAGTTCCAGTCAAAGGTCCAGACATCTGTAAGTTGTTGTTGCCCTTGTGGAATATGTGGCGGTACATATCTTGCTGATAAGTCAAATCCTCAATGTAGATCCATACAGACCATGTGAATTCAAGACCGGCAGTCTCATCTACCGATCGGTAAATTGTTTTCGCCTTTGAATCATTCGGATCTTGAGGGATTACAATCATCTGTTTTCCATTGACAGTTCCGTCGATTAGATGAGGTGATTCATTCGGCTTCAAATAGTAGGACAAAAGTGTTATGCCGACACGCAGCAAAATTAAAAACATCAATAGTATCAGAATCAAGAAGGCAAATTTTGATATCAAACCATTCGCATCTAAGAAACCTTGGCTAATACTAACTTTTGAGAAATCAAAAAATTTAGGGTTGGTGAAATTGCTTAATAGCGGTTTGTTTACATTCGGATCGAATTGCCCAGTTGTGCTAATTGGGCCCTTTATAGAATTTGTTAAACTGGATAAAGAATTCGTAACAGTGTTCTTCGAATCATTAAATATTTTGGAACTATTCTCTATCAATTGATTGAGTTTGTTAGTAAAACCATCTTTTTCATATCTGTTGTCTGCGAAATTCATATATATTAATCAAACAAGAAAATTTTCTAAAAAGCGGCGCTGTTAAGTGTCTCACCATTCTTCAATAATGCAAGCTGTACTTGGTATGTCGATAAACCAGACATTAATCCGGAGGGTCCTTTGGTGTAAGTAGCCCAAGCATCTTCGGGATTAATCGCCATGGGAAAATACGCAAACTTGGATGTCCAACCATCAAATCCTCCATTGGGCGTCAGGAACACATCGGCATTGTTGTTTACTTTGGCAATTCCAGGCATCACACAGGTCTTCACTAATTTACCGTTCATGTAAACATCTAAAGTTCTTCCATACACACTGATTGCTAAATTAACCCAGCGTTGGATCGGAATATTTGACACAATGCATTCGTGGGGAGTAGTTTGTTTTTTATCTACGGTAGAATAACATGCTAACTTGATTACCACATTGTTTTCGAGGGTGCCTAGCATAACTAGAGGGCATGGGTCCGAACCACTAATTCCGGTCGATGGATTAACCTCAGCTGAGCTTGTACCCATTCTTCCAAATAGAACCTTGGGATTCCCATAGTTATAATTCCAGTCATTCACATAAAACCAAACGGAATATGCAAAATTACTAGAAGGAGTATCAGAAGAAGCTAAACTCTTTGCTGAAAATGTTGTCATGTCCTTACCATTTTTTACAGCACTTTGCAATGAATATGTGTTCCCCATTGTATAACGAATCAGATAAACAATCAATAATACGACTAAAAGTATCAAAATGAAAATAATGACGGGAGACATTGTATATTATAGATTTAGAAAATACCTAACAGTTTGTTCAAATAATAACCAAATCGAAACTCAAATAACCGGAGGTGTTTTATCTTTCAAAGTGTTGTATATGTAATATATTTTTGTCATCGTTAATGGTTTGTTATAATATACAATGTTGCATACGCCACCATATATACCATTTTCCGTTCCAGTGACAAGCGAGTCTAAATTCATACGAGAGACAACTTTGATGTTAGATTTCACTAACTCGCCATTCAAAAATACATCCAAGTACCTGCCGCTGTAGTTGATCACAAAGTGGTTCCATTTCTGTAACGCAAAGTTCTCCTTCTTATAAACGATGCGACGACCATAATCATTCATTTCATTTATATTATCAATGTCTTGATCTTGGTCTTGGTATATACTCTTATCGTCAAATGTAATAACCAATGTATTCGTGCTTGCCTTATACAGGATATTGGGTTTTCCGCCATAATTCAAGATCGATGTATATTTGGAATAGTACTGATTTGTATTGGGGGAAGAAGAATCAATATACACCCAAAATGACAGACCATAGTTGTAGTTGAATGTGCGACTTGCACCACCATCATACTCGGTAGGTTGCGTTTCCGGAACCGGTCCATTTAACTCCTCGTAGGTTGCAAGTGTATTCTGTTCATTCAAATTGGATGGTCGCGATAACAATACCTTGCCACCGATGATACTGTATTTATTGTAAATAATAGGCCCAACAAAGTATGTACCCAAAGCAGCAATAACTGTTACCAATGCAAGAAGGCTGCTAAGTGATGTCTTGTTATTGATTTCGTCTGATACCACACCGAAGAAACTATTTGCATTCTCCTTGACCTTTTCTTCCGCCTTCTTTTGAATATCATATGGGACTGTTTTTTCATATACCTTGCTAAGTATCTTATATACAATAATCAACAAGGCTGCGCCGATGACTATACCGAATCCCCACTCAACAACATTTAATACTGCCGGGGCATTGCCTATATTTTGAATGAACCACATGGCTATTATTAAACATAACATTACACCAAACAACTTCAGCAAAGACCTTTTGTATTCCTTTATATCGGTAGGTGATACATTTATGCTTGAAATCCCAGCCCCTAATAAGATACTCCATAAAAACATTGCGATCAGTGTTAATACAATTACACTCGTTACACTTATTTTATCCTTTGCAAAATCTGTATATCCAACTCCATAGACGAATGAAGCTAAAAATCCAAGAATTATAAATAGGCCAGGACCGATGAAACGACTAGTATTAGTTGGTTCAGTCGCAGCATTTTTGTTAGACGAAAATGCAGATAGATTTATTATTGTGTATATGATTCCAAACAAACCTGTGGTTGCTACAAGCACTTTATTTAAAATTGTTGAATTGAAATATTTTTGAACCAAACCGCCAGGATCAATTGTGTAGAAAATAGACGATGTTGCAACTAAACACACGAAAAGAATAATCGACCGAACATATTCATTAAATCCAGATGGTTTTAAGAAACCATCCGCATAACTGAAGAACAATAAAATTGCACCGATTGCAATTGTGATAGGCGTAATTATATATGAATAATCAGTAAGTATATCTGTTGGTAAGATTGTCAGTAATACAACTAATGATATCGTATATACAACCACAGCCGAAACTGTTGTCATGTTAGTATCAAAAAATAATTTCTTTATTACCTCAAGATTTGGTATTGCTGCAAATAAAGCAAGTACAATGCAAAACACAGATACCAATACCAAGACACTATCTCGAACTTCTGCTTCTATCGATTTTTCCCCATTGATTACTGAGAATGTCAAGAAGGATGTGATATAGTCTTTCTTAAACACAAACAATAATATGAAGGTAATTAAGAATATCAATAAGGTCAATATAGGATAAAAAACCTCTGAACTGTTTATATTTTTTGTATAATCGCTACTTGGCAACAATGTATCTGATGACATTATAATAATACAATATTATTTTGTTTGAACCCAATCTAAAAAGGCTAAAAAGTCTCTAATACAGTTTTCTTGCCGTGACACTCGCGGCAAAGTGCAATGAGATTTTGGACATCGTTGCCACCTCCGTGCTCTAGACGAATCTTGTGATCGACTTCATAAGTATAGTCTAACTGTTTCCTACATTCTCCGCACTTCCAATCTTGTTGCGATGCTACATATTTCTTCTTCATTCCACTGACGGATCGATTCACTTTTTGTGCTCCTCCTCTCATTGCATTTTGTCCCATACCCCCATCAAAACGATTCCCTTCATGCATGAAACCGCTACCGGTTAAATCAAATATGGGAGAAAGTAGCTCGAGAGAAGATTTGTCAATTGGCATATACTTGACTACATTGTTGGCGCAGACCAACATATTTTTCCCTTGAGTCGGGCTTCGCTTTAATGTCAAATAAATACCCAATCCTAAAACCACATAAAATCCCATTTGATAATACTTCTTATAGGATATCAACATTTTTGTATATTTTCCGTCGTGGTAGCTATTGTATATAAAAAATGATGTTGCCAAAAAAATGATTATCTCAATCCTCATTACTATAACAAAGGAATAAAAATACGCGATTCGATTATTCGTTAATTTTAGTGCTTTACTTTAGTAAATAATATTATACCATGCTGTCAGAATTAGTAGATAATAAACTTACAGATAAGAACACTCATCATTCTTACTTGGATTTATACCATAGTTTGGTATGCAGTAAAAAAGAAACTGCAAAAAACATTCTAGAAGTTGGTATATATTGTGGTGGAAGTATAAAATTATGGCATGATTTTTTTGAGAACGCCACGATTTATGGTTTAGATCTCGATGATATCGACAATCAGCATATGACAAATGAAATAAAAAATAAAGAACGGATCTATTTATTTACATCCATTGATGCCTACAATGAAAATTATTTCAACAGTAATTTTCTGAGTAAAAATATCAAATTTGATGTTCTTTTAGATGATGGCCCTCATACATTAGACAGCATGAAGAAATTTATAAAATTATATTCACAGGTAATGACGGACGATGGAATATTAATTATTGAGGATGTACAAGATTGGAATTGGATTGATATTCTTAAAAATGAAGTACCAGATCACTTAAAAGAGTTTGTTAAGGTATATGATTTGAGAGAAAAAAAAGGCAGGTACGATGATATTGTTTTTACAATCGATAAACTAAATAAATCAAAATAAATAATCCGGATAAAGAGTTAAAGTGATAACAAACAATCAATTATATGAAATATATCGATTGTTTTGGATTTTACAATGAACTCGAAATGCTTACATATCGTCTCAATATATTAGATTCTTTAGTCGATATGTTTGTTATTGTCGAGTCCAGGCATACATTCTCTGGACAAGAAAAAAGGTGCACCTTTGATGAAAATAAACATCTAGAACCTTTTTCTAGGTTCCAACACAAAATTATACACATTATTGTTGATGATTTTCCATTCAAATACCCCAATATCGATTATACAAAGAACGAGCAATGGGGGAACGAACATTTCCAGCGTAATTGTATTGAGCGCGGTTTGTCCAAACTGATCCTTAGCCCAGAAGATATATTCACCATCACCGATTTAGATGAGATCCCGGACCCTCAAACACTTGCTCGGATTAAATCGGGAGAAATACACGTTACAGCCAACATGTTAGAAATGGATTTTTATTTTTACAACTTGAATTCGAAGATTGCAAATAAATGGTACTTCCCCAAGATCTTATCGTATGGAGTATTCAAACAAAACGGGCTTCCATGTGAAGGGTATCGGTTCATGAATTGTCCCGTTATACAAAAGGGTGGTTGGCACTTATCCTACTTTGGTGACAAACATTTCATCAAGAACAAGATTGTTAATTTTGCACACCAGGAGTTCAATAATGATGAATATACCGACTTATCCAAGATTGAACAGCGTGTAAATGGGACAAACGACTTGTTTGATCGCGAAGACAATCCGGTTAATAGAATTTCGTCGTATCACAATGACTATTTGCCACCCGAATGCGGGATATATTTAAAAAAGTATATATTATACTGATCACATATACTTGATTTGAAATAATCAAGTATATCATATGAAATTTAGTAACTTCATGTATCAATTACTTTTATTTGTTGATAGCAATAGCAAAGGCTGTGCTCGTCGTTCTCTCTTACTTTTTCTCTTATAACTAATTTTCGAGCTGGTATTTACTTCATCGTTAATTACAATATCTTTATCGGTAATTTCAAATTCCTTTATGAATATAGTATTCAAATTTACAAGGTCTTTTGAAAGCTTATTTATATCAATAGGTGTAGTTCTTGGTTTATACATGTATTCAACCACTATCCTTTTGAGAGAATTAAACAATTTCATCTCATTCATATTCAATACATTATAGTTGTTGAATAGCACTTCTATGATCGTTGTATATGTCGATAGAAAACCCCATACATCAACAATATTAACAAAAATCTGGTCTAGATATGGTCTTACATCATAAGATCCATCCCTATTGGTCTGTTTAAAGTGAATCAAAATTTCAACAAGGTAATTTACAAGATACGGTATTGTATATTTCTTTTCAACTACATTCCATTTCAGATTTTGATTGATTTTTAGGTCGTTGCTGAATAACATGTACATTGTATCATTGATTACTCTATAATGTCCAACACCTCTTATCTTCTTCCATTCTTCAATATAATCTATTACAAATAAACGAAGTGCATTTCGCTCCAATTTACCCCCACCTTGTATATACTCTTTATATTTCTGTTTGAATACCTTTGTAAATAAGATTACAGAAAATGGAACATTGAATTGTAGTGGTCGATTATACCAAGTACTTGGAAATTCGCTTTTGCTGAATGGTTTGTATTCCGCACAGAGCCCCCAGTCGATCAATCTTGTCTTTAAGGACTGGTCGATCAATATATTCGATCCTTTTATATCACTGTGATATATATTATGTTTGTTCATTGGAATTATTCCATTTTTCAGAATGTTAATCAGTTTTGTGTTTAAATTCAATAGTTTATTGAACGACCCATTTTTAAATATATAATCATCGATATCCACGCCCCCATTTGGTATATTCAACGATAGAATACGATCAAGAGATTTATTGATATTAATAGCAGTAATACCGTCTTTGGGTAATGCAGTGCATTTCTTGAAATTTGAAAGGTCCGTTGAATTTAATTTTTTAGGTGTGCAAATACTGATATCATCAACTAAGAAATAGTCTTTGTAATTTGGAATAGTTTTTACACGATCTCGGATGTTAGTTATATCGTGATACTCTTCAAGTGCATGTCTCTCTGTCATTAGTTTGCTTACAGTGTTTCGTTTTCTCTTGGTTTGCCCCTTACATAACAATGCCGGACTGAATACACAACCGAACCCACCTGACGCCAGAACTGAACCACCAACCTTTCGGGTTTTTGATTTGGATGATTTATACCTTTTATTTCTTGTTTTTGACATTACTAATTACTTATATTAAACTGGGATAATTATTTTTATTTATCATATAGATAATAAATCGAACCAACCATACCAACTACAATTGAACCGTATATAAGTTTCTCTCTTAATTTGTAATACTCAACCAGTTTCACATTGTTTGGTTTATAGGATTCGTAGTATTTTGTATAAAACGCACTTAATGATAGCTCGGGTTTTTCCAGTTTCCGATTAATCTTGTTGTGGATAAACCAAACCCAACGAATGAATGACTCTCGGTTGTCAAGATACGGTGTGATAGGATATTCATCAATTAACTTACTTAACTCTCCCGACATTGCTTCAATGGGTATAAATAGGGGGAGATTCTGTATGAATTCATAATATTTCTTTTTTGTTACGGCATTTGGATGATGTGGGTATGTCATTGAAATTGTGTGCAAGAAAAACCAATAATGTGGTCCCCATACATTTGGATCAAGATAAGTCATTTACAATTCGTATTTAAAAAAAATAAAGGGTTTAAACATATTTTAGGTTTGTTACTAATGAATAAAAATACAAGCATATGCAATAATTGTGGAAAACAAGGACACATTTTTCATCAATGTAAATTACCGATTACAAGTTACGGTATTGTTCTCTTCAGATATGATGAAAAAAAGCTAGAGTATCTGATGATTCGACGAAAAGATAGCTTTGGATACATTGACTTCTTGAGAGGTAAATATTCCCCTTACAATATCAATCAGATACAGGGTATGATTGATGAAATGTCTAACACTGAACGCTTTCGGATTATGAGAGAACCATTTGATATATTGTGGAAACAAATGTGGGGGGATACTTCTAAATCGCAATACAGAAATGAAGAATATGCGTCTTCTAAAAAAATGGAGTTATTGAGATCAGGTGTCATTGTAAATGATGAAAAAATCAGCCTGAGTGATTTGATATCAAAGAGCACCACAAATTGGTCGGAGACGGAGTGGGAATTCCCGAAAGGGCGACGCGAACCTAAAGAAAAGGATATCGAGTGTGCATTAAGAGAATTTGAAGAAGAAACTGGATTACCACAGAATAAAATTTCGGTAGTCGAGAATGTTCTTCCATTTGAGGAGATATTCATTGGTACAAATCACAAGTCGTATAAACACAAATATTTTCTGGCATTATTGAATGACCGCACAGCAAATCTGGGTAATTATCAGAAAAATGAAGTAAGTAAGTTAGATTGGAAATCATTTGATGATTGTTTGAATTCAATAAGACCATACAATTTAGAAAAGAAGAGGTTAATTACGAATATTAATAAAGTTCTGCAAGAATATAGATTATATTCATAATATATAGATATGTCAGACAACCAAATAGAAAAGAAAAGCAGAAAAAAAATAACAGATCGTTGCCCGAATGGAACTCGCAAAAATAAGAAAACTAAAGAGTGCGAACCTATAATTCCTTTGGCTGATGCTCCTCTGGCGGTCGCTCCTCTGGCGGTTGCTAGCGCTTCGGTCGCTAGCGCTTCTCCTGCGGTGGAAGAACGAATGAATGAAGGGAAAAAATCTCGAAAAAAAATAACAGAACGATGCCCAAATGGTACGCGCAAAAATAAGAAAACTAAAGAGTGCGAACCTCTAGTTCCAGTGGTTGATGATCCTCCTCCCACATCACTTCCTCCCACATCTGTTCCTCCCGCCCCAGCCCCCCCAACAGTTGATGCGACCTCCGGACAACTTGAGAGAATCGCAAAACAATTAGCATCTCTTATTCAACCAAAACCAGAGTTAATTCTGGAGAGCGCTGAAACAGAATCTGCGCCTGAATCTGCATCAGAACCAGATGAAATACCAATTACAGAATCTTGCGACTATGATCTTGAGAAAGACCTGAATGTTCTAGATTGCAACAACACCAATATGTATTCAGACGAAGCATGTAACAAGTTTATGTTGAAAAAGGAACAAGTCGAACGAAATTGTATAAATGATCAACCAGATGCGAATCTATCTTTGTATCCGAACATGAACGACACAAACTTCAATATCAAAATCGCAACCAAACAAGAGTTCAACGATACAAAATACGACGGTGAGATTTACGAAGATATCGAGGAGCACGCAAATGAATTGGCAAAGGCTGATTTTGAATTGCAACCTCACCAAGCATTCGTAAAAAACTTTTTATCATTTCAAACACCATATAACAGCTTGTTACTATATCATGGTCTAGGTACAGGAAAAACATGTAGTGCGATCGGTGTTTGCGAAGAAATGCGTTTGTATAGCAAACAAGTTGGATTTAGTAAGAAGATTCTTATTGTTGCCTCAGAGAATGTACAGGATAACTTTAGAAGTCAATTATTTGATGAACGAAAAATGAAACAACATGATGGAATTTGGACAATCGGTGGTTGCATTGGTAACAGTCTCCTCAAAGAGGTTAATCCAATGAGCATGCGCGGTGTCAGCAGAGAGAAGATAATAAGTCAAATAAATGGACTCATAAATGCAAATTATATGTTCCTCGGTTATGAACAGTTTGCGAATTACATTATGAAAAAGATGAAATACGCCGAAGAGATGAAGTTGGTCGGGGAACGTGGTAAATTTGTCTTGAACCAACGGGTCATTCAGCGACTGCGACAAGAGTTTGATAATCGGTTAATTGTGATCGACGAAGTTCATAATATTCGAAAAACTGACGAGAAGAATGTCAAAAAGGGGTCTGATTATTTGGAGTGGCTTGTGAAGTCGGCCGAAAATATGCGGTTCCTATTACTGTCGGCTACGCCAATGTATAATAGTTACAAGGAGATTATTTGGCTGTTGAATTTAATGAACATGAATGATCGCCGCGGTAAAATTAAAGTGGGCGATGTATTTGATGGGGCAGGAAATTTCAAACCAAATGGCGAAGAACTATTGGTTCGCAAAGCAACTGGTTACATTTCAGTTGTTCGTGGTGAGAATCCATATACATTTCCGTATCGCGTATATCCGGATATTTTTGCAGAGGATCATACATTCCCTGCAGTAAAGTATCCGTCCTATCAGATGAACTTGAAGAAAATTAAGGAAGAAGACCATATTTTGAGGCCTTATTTGCTGACGATAGGTAAATGCGGCGGTTGTGGTGAATGCCAGTATTGTGCTTATAGATACATAACACACAAGTTGCGTGACAAAATGCCGAGCTTCTCGGCTATGGAAACCTTCGGTTACAAAGTTCTTCAGACACCCATTGAAGCACTTATCATTTCGTATCCACACAACGAGCTGAAGCTAATGATTGACCAAATAGAACCTGAAAAATATGTCGAAGTTGTTGATGACACTAACGAATCTGTTGATATAGAAACAGAGGACCAAGAGTTTGAAGAGCAACAAGGTGACGAAGGTGAAGATGGGGAAGAACAGGCTATTGCGCCTGTGGTTGGGGGTGCTAATGAAGAACAATATGACTATGGCATAAACCCTAAAGAGCTAACAGGTAAATTAGGTATGGAACGAATGATGAATTTCATCGATTCGAGAGAAACAATGGTAAAAGGGAACTACGAGTACAAAGAAACCACTTTGGCTCAGTATGGGAAGATATTTAGCAAAGAGAAAATTGGCAAATACAGTGCCAAGATCAAATTCGTTCTTGATATGATCGCCAATGCCGAGAAGGTATCTAATGGTATCATATTGGTATATTCCCAGTACATTGATAGCGGGTTAATCCCAATGGCCCTTGCACTCGAGGAGATGGGATTCCAACGATACGGTGACGGAAAGCAACTATTCAAAGAAAAACCCAGTACCGAAATTGATGCGCGAACGATGCAACCCCAAAATGTTTCCATGCCCGCTTGTTACGCTATGATTACCGGCGACCGCCGCTTGTCGCCCAACAATGAAAATGAAGTCAAAGGGCTCACAAACGAGAACAATAAGGACGGTCACAAAATCAAGGTTGTCCTGATATCCAGAGCCGGTTCCGAGGGTATCGATTTAAAGTTCATCCGTCAAGTTCATATACTGGACCCGTGGTATAACATGAATCGCCTTGAGCAGATCATCGGTCGCGCAGTTCGTAATCAAAGTCACAAAGATCTCCGTTTCGATCAGCGAAATGTGCAGATTTTCATGCACGGCACCATCCTCGACAACAACATGGAGGAATCAGCCGACTTGTACATGTATCGCGTTGCCGAGTTTAAAGCCAAACAGATTGGTCGCGTGAGCCGAGTATTGAAAGAGTCAGCTGTTGATTGTATTCTGAATCACGGACAGACCAACTTCTCTCAGGAGATCATGGATGCGATCGTAAAGAACCCAGTTCGTCAGATTCTCTCTGATGGTTATGTTATTGCTGATTTTAAAGTCGGCGATGCACCGAATTCAGCTTCGTGCGATTACATGGACACCTGCTACTATGAGTGCAAACCAACCAAGGATATCAAAGAGTTGAACCGCGACACATACGATGAAAGCTATATCAAGATAAATTTTGAGAAGATAATGCAACGAATCCGCATGTTGTTCAAGGAAGGGTTCTTCTACAAGAAGAAAATCTTAATAAATTCAGTAAATTTACCCAAAGAGTATCCATTAATTCAAATATATGCCGCTCTTACGCAGTTGATTGATGATCCAAGTGAGTTTATAACGGACAAATATGGGCGCGCTGGTCACCTAGTCAATAATGGGGATTACTACTTGTTCCAACCGGTTGAAATATCTGATCCTAATGCATCTGTATTTGACAGATCGGTTCCAGTAGATTACAAAAACCGTGTAATTGATATTGAAATTAATCCCAAGATTGCAAAACCGAAGGCGGTAGCGGCGATAATACACGCCGATGAAGGTCTGAAGACAATTGACATTTTTAAGAAGAATTATGAAATTGTAAATGAATTTATTGGAAAGCCCACAATCAAACAGACTGGTTCAGCGGAAGAAGACGGAGGGTCAAACGATGATTGGTATAAACATTGTGGTGTCGTCATGACTAAGCTGGAAAAAGAATATCCTGAAAGTGTTCAAAAGGAAAATCCAAAAACCGTTCAATATAAGGGCTTTGCACATTTCAAACCAAGGTTGATCGTTGCCCACATGATCGAATTGTTGATGTTTGTCGATAAGCTCGAGTTACTAAATTACATATTTTCTCTCAAAACAATTGTTGCAGATTCTATGGAGATGTGGATTAAGGATTATTTTACCGACATGATGATTGTTACAGACGAATACAAAGCTTTAGTTCTGTATGAGTTGAATATTGAACGAATTATGTTATTGACCAATGGAAAATGGACTGACGCTGTTCCATATGACAAGGAACAAGTGAAGCAGGCACCACAACTAGGTGAAATGAATAAAGATGAATATAACAAAATCATCGGGTTCATTGGTTATGAGAAAAACTATAGGTATTTGGTATTTAAGACCAAAGATATGACTCTGCCAAGGCATACGGGAACGCGATGCGATGAAGCCGGATTTAAGACATCAGAGTATTTGAACGAAATGATTGGAAATGGAAAAAATGAATACAATAAAGAATCAAACAAATTAAAGAAAGACAAACAGGGGAATATAATACAATATAAACGAACACATGAAGAATTGTGTGTCACACACGAATTAATGATGCGATATTATCATGCCGACAACATAAATGGGGAAAAGTGGTTCCTTACACCGGAGATGGCACTTTATTACGAGTTATATAAAATATTCGTTAAATCATAATGTTCAACCAAAATTTGGTATATTTAAAAATTGAGTTATAAATATTTAAACATAACATTAAATTATCATATAATACTAAATGGAGCGTCAATCGAAATTCAAGAGAAAGGAAATCAAGATAACCTCGATTTATACAAGATGTATGATCAATCGGTCCGTTACGCTGCCAATCACAAATATCGGGAAAAATTTGAAGAGCACACTCGAATCGAATATTGCTTCAAACTACGAAGGAAAGTGCGTCGTGGAGGGATTCATTAAACCAAACTCTTGCAAGTTGATTACGCACTCAAGCGGACAAATACATCGTGGTGATCATATTTCGTTTGAAACTGTGTTTGAGTGCGATGTGTGCTTCCCAGTTGAAAATATGTTGATTTCATGTGTCGCAAAGAACATTACGAAGGCGGGAATTCGCGCGGAAAGCTCAACTGATTCACCCTCACCGATCGTCGTGTTCATTGCTAAAGATCACAATTACGACAACCCAGCATTTTCAGATGTCAGCGAAGGAGATGAATTTACGGCTCGCGTCATTGGACAGCGGTTTGAGTTGAACGACAAGTATATTTCAATAATCGGGGAGCTTACTAGGAAGAAGGTTTAGAAAAGCATCATATCATCGCATCATTAGATTAATACAATTTTTTCATATATTATTATTAAAACTTAAACACAATTGAATAATAAAATATAACAACAATGGAGTTAAATACAGAGGTTACTGTATCTACGAACGAGAACAATGATTTTTCAGTAAGCGAACTTAATTATATGAGAGATACAATTGAAAACATGAACAAGTTCAATCAAGTGGAGGTTCTCCGGATACTGAACAACAAAAAGGATGTTACGCTGAATGAAAACAAGTATGGTGTCCATATAAATTTGTCAGAACTGAAGAAGGATACAATTGACGAACTTGTCATGTATATAAAGTATGTAACAACACAGGAAATTAATCTCCATAAGATAGAACAGCAAAAGGAGGATTTCAAGAATATATACTTTGCAAAAGATAATAAAGATAATGGCAAAATATTTAGTAAGTAACAGCTTACCATGAACTTTATTCATAATCTACAACCACACGATTATAATGATGTATTTACCAAATTACAAGATTATATACTCACTGATCAGACAATTACCGCCGCTGTTCGAGCTGCACCCGAAGCTTCGTCAAACCCCAAAAAGCAAAATATGCGGATTCGTCAAGAAACGACACCAAAGCCGAAAGACACAATTTTCGAGCCGCGTGAAAAGGATTCCCTATTCTGGTGTTTCTATATAATTAAACACGGTCAGACCGCGTATGATATGCTAGATCACAGAATTTTTGTCGTAGAGAAGAAACTGAAAATAGGTTATGTCGAAAAAATCAGAAACGACAAGGAACAGATTAAGTTGCACAAATTTGCAACTCTGACTCACTTGGAATCTAACCTGGCAAATGATGATCGGATCGACCTTCCAACCTTTTTGTCTTTGTGTGTTATCGAAAATCTGAATGTCAATATCGTCAAGAAGCGAACATATTTTGAACTGTTGATGAATGATGGTGTGGAGTCCCATACAATTTACTGTTTAGAGAATCATAAACATGGATACAACCAAATTAGTCCAGACAAGGCAACGCTGCTCAAGATAGATAATATTGTAAAACCCATCAAGTCGATATCGTCGTATAAAGTCAATGATCTTTTGGTTTTTTGCGAAAAGCTAAAAATTGAAACCATAAATCCGGATACAAATAAGTCTAAGAATAAGACCAAGAGTGAGTTGTATGAATCGATTGTGCAATATTTTTAATCAAGAGTAATAAAATTGAATTGTAATATAAAAATATTTCGTTTAGTATATATACCAATGGCTTCTATGAAAAAATCAATACCCGAAAAAGTGCAGGAAAAGAAAGACGGAAAAGATGAAAAAGAAAAACCTCGCGACTTTGGGACAAAAGCAAAACCTTTGTCCAGTATCGAAAGCATCGTATCCGCATATTTCGAGCTATCCCCGCCGCCATTTCGGTCCAAGCAATACGAGTTCGAAGTAAAGTTTGGGACAAAGGGAATTCGCCCGCTTACCAAGAACGATTACACGAAGTTGATCAAGAAGCTCAAATCGCGCGGGTTCGAGTGTGCAGATGAGAATGGTGAGTACAGTTTGAAAATCCAGCACGAGTTCCTCGACAGCAACACCGGTTCATTCCGGATGTCTGACATTCGAACAGAAATTTACGGGATTGAGCACATTTCCAACTACTGCAAGACCAATGACCTCGAGCCTTTGAAAAATTTAGACAGCAGCTTGATACTTCGTCAAAAGAGAAATATATTCAGCAAGGATCGCAGCACTATCTACAATTTCTACAACAACGACTTCAACTTCGCGATTTCTCTCCAAACAGAGCAAATTGTGTCATCGGGAATGAAGGACAATATCATATCAAATTGGAAACAGTCCAAGAAAACTTTCCGTTACATGAATCGCGTCACATTTGTGCATGACGATTATCCGGTAAAGATTGATATCAGTATTGTGAGATCTGGGCTTCGCGAGGGTGCGTTTGCGAAACCGGTCTATACAGTCGGCGAATCCAATGTCTTCAAGAATCCAAGCAACATTGAGCTGGAAATTGAGATTGACAATAACCGCGTTGGTCCTGGAACGCCATTCACCACACCTGCGCTCCTTCTGGACGCGATACGAAAGGCGATCAAGCTCGTGCTGAGCGGTCTGCAAGAGACGAACTACCCAATATCGTATCCTCAGCAGAAGAAGAATCTGGAGGCCTACATGAAGCTGATCTGGGAAGACAAGTTTGATCCGATGAGAATCATGAACAGCAACTTCATCGGCCCCAGTTCTGTCACACTGCAAATGACGAACATTGCTCCTATAGACGAGAACTCAACAATCATCAACATCCGCAACGATTTCGTGGTGACAGAAAAAGCCGATGGAGAGCGTCACTTGATGTTTATCAATGGTATTGGAGAAATTTACCTGATCAACACGAACATGACAGTCATATTCACTGGCGCTGTCACGAAAGAAAAGGAATATTTCGAATCTCTTTTGGACGGTGAGCTGATCTTGACAAACAAGGAATCAAAGTTCATTAACCTGTATGCAGCATTCGATGTATATTATGTAAAGAAGGAAGATGTGCGTGCCCTGCCATTCTTTCCAAAGAAGAAAGAACAGAAGGGAGATGACAGATCGCGATACAAGTTGCTGCAGAAGCTCACTGCTGGTTTGAATGCTGTTGAAGTTGGTTCGAATAAGGCTTCAAATAAACCTTTAGAAACGGTCAAGGAGGCGCTGGTTGGACGAACCTTGAAGCTGTCGCCTATTATGATAAAGGCGAAAGAGTTTTACCCTGTTAGCAGCGATGACCTCGTGTTCAGTGGTTGCGATATTATTCTGGGAAAGGCAAAAGACAACGGCTTCGAATATCATACTGACGGATTGATTATCAGTCCTGCCTACAACGGAGTTGGATCCGACAAGGAGGGACACACTGGTCCAAAGACTCGAATCACATGGGAGTATTCCTTCAAATGGAAACCTCCGGAGCAAAACACAATCGATTTCTTGGTCACTACCATGAAAGACACAAATGGTGCCGATATTGTGAAGACGATTTACGAAGATGGACTGAACATGGAGTCGGGATCACAACTGACCGAGTACAAGACGATTCAGCTGCGTTGTGGGTTCGACGAAAATGACGAACGACATGGATTCTTGAACCCGTGCCAGGATATTTTGGATGACAAGTTGCCGCAATTTAGCGAAGAGAAGGCGAAGCGTGGATACAAGCCGGTGCAGTTTTACCCAACAGACCCGTTTGACAGCGAAGCTGGAATCGCGAACATTGAACTGAAGAAGGACGCCAGCGGTATGAACCAGATGTTCACCGTCGAGGAAGATGCGGATGTATTCGGCGATTTGACGATTGTGGAATTCCGTTATGACCTCACAGCGAAACCCGGATGGTGCTGGATTCCGCTGCATGTTCGCTACGACAAGACGACGGAAATGTTGCAGGGAAAGCAGAACTTCGGGAACGCATTCCATGTCGCAAATGACAATTGGAAGTCGATCCACAATCCGATCAGCGAGGAGATGATTCGCACCGGTGCAAATATTCCCAGCATAATGTCCAACGAGGATGTGTATTACAACAATTCGACGGGGAAGTTCAAAACTGACAACATGAAGAACTTCCACAATTTGTATGTGAAGCGGACATTGATAAAAGGTGTAACGAATCGCGGGGACACTCTCATCGATTATGCGTGCGGAAAAGCCGGAGATTTGCCGAAGTGGATTGATGCCCAGCTGTCGTTTGTCTTCGGTGTGGATATACACAAGGACAACTTGGAGAATAGAAGTAACGGAGCCTGTGCGCGCGTCCTGAACATGCGCAAGAAAAATAAATATGTTCCAGATGCCCTCTTTGTCAATGGCAACAGCTCCAACAATATTATTGACGGAGCTGCGATGCTGAATGATAAGGCGAAACAAATAACGGGGGCTGTGTTTGGAAAGGTCCCGAAAGACCCCAAGGTTTTAGACAAGGGGACCATTCGACTTTACGGCAAGGGTGCAGACGGATTCAATGTGTCGTCCTGCCAATTTGCGCTCCACTACTTCTTGGAATCACCTGACACGCTGAAGGGGTTCATGAAAAATTTGGCTCAATGCACAAAGATTGATGGGTATTTCATCGGGACTGCATATGACGGGAAGAAGATCTTCGAGTTGCTTAGAGATAAGGAAAAGGGAGAGAGTGTGCAAATAGTTCAAGATGATGTTAAGGTTTGGGAGGTCACCAAGCAATACACGAACGGCACATTCAACGAGGACAATTCAAGCACGATCGGGTACAGGATTGATGTGTATCAGGACTCGATCAACAAGATATTTTCCGAATATTTGGTAAATTTCGACTACTTGAACAAGGTGATGAGTTTGTATGGTTTCGAGCTGATTGACCGGATGACCGCCGGCAAATTTGGACTGCCGAACGCGTCAGGGCTGTTTGATGAGTTGTTCCGGAGCATGCAGGCAGAGTTGAAGAAGCGAAAATCCAATGGCAACGAGTATGGTACAGCGGGTTATATGAGCGAATATGAAAAGAGGATTTCGTTCTTGAATCGCTACTTTGTGTATAAGAAGATTCGCACAGTGAATCCAGATTTGGTTGTTTTGGGAACGGAAGATTTCGAGCAGACCCAGATCAACCGCGAACCGGCTTTAAACCCGAAGAAGAAGATGAAAGCTGACGCGACTGTCAAAAAACCTAAAGCGAAACCAACTATTCGTGCTTTGTCTGGAAAAATGACGCTTGTAGGAGATGTGGAGGAAAAGAAGGTAAAACTGGTAATTGACGATGACTCGGAGTCTGACTAAATCCACTTTTGGAAAAAGTGGAGCAAAATCGTGTCAGAGGTTGGCTATTGCTTTTGGCTCTTGCTTCGCTTCAACGCTTTTTAAAAGGTGGATAAGGTGGATAATAAAAGCAGATGATTACAACTTAAATATAAATTTCAGTAATATATAACTAAAAATGAGTTATTATATATTACCCAAAACAAATAACATTCTTTCTATTGATCCAAAGACAAGCACTAACCCTATAGATCCTGTAATATCGTTATCTCTGTATAACTACTATAATCAAGGAAAGGTTATTATAGATGACATATGTAAAAACGATTCCGAGTTATCATCAAACACATTCTCCGACATTACCAGAATGATAAATCCATACGAATACATTTTCTCAAAAGTTCCTGGTTCCCAATTTTCAGTAAGCAAGCTGAAACCGAAATCAAACATTATCTATGATACGATCGAAATATTCAACACGCTGAACTTATTCGACTCATTCAAACAATCAAATATGAAAATCATTCACATTGGAACAAATTGCGACGATTCATATGACAGCATTGATATTTTACGAGAAGGTGGTTACAATGATCAACATTTTTCTTTTTTGGAAATAAATAATGAATTGTATAAGACGATATACGATGTGAAATTTGATTTTATGTTTTACGAGATTGATACTCGAATCGTCGATAATCTAAATCTATATTCACTTCATCTCATTAAATTCCTCATGATTATTCTACGAAATCAGTCAGTTGATGGAACTTGCATTATCAAGATAGATCATAACTTTCACAAACCGATTATTGATATTTTGTATCTCTTATCGTCAATGTATGAGAAGGTCTATATCATAAAACCAAACACGAGTAATGTGATGACATTTGAGAAATACATTGTGTGCAAAAGATACCTCGTCGATGAAAAGAGACAAGAACACAATCGGATAAATTATTGCAATTTATTTCAATTCTTGCGAAATTTCACAAGGAATAAGAACATTGTGTCCTTGCTCGACGATCATATCCCGTCGATTTTTATGAACAAGTTGGATGATTCAAACATCATAATCGGACAACAACAACTGGAATCACTTGATCAGATAATAAATATCCTCAAGAGTAAGAATCGTCATGACAAGATCGAAATGATAAAAAAAACAAATATTCAGAAATCTGTTGGTTGGTGTGAAAAATACAAGATCCCATGTAATAAGTTTTCCGAGAAAACCAACATTTTTTTACGGCTTGATAACAATGCTTTTCAAGAAAGTGAAAAATCATATTTATGAGTATTTACTACCGATCGACACATTGTGTCTTTACTACCGATCGACACATTGTGTCTTTACACACTGCGTCGATTTGTTTTTATATATGAACGAGTTCGCCGGATTAGCCCCTTGATTTACTACATTTGCGTAAGCTCCGGCAGTGTTTTTCAACGAAGCCGCATTTGTGCTTATTGTATCTACATTCAGTTTGAATGTGCGTGTGCTACTATCCACAGCCCCTTGCTGTGAAAACTGCTGATTATTCGGTTTATACACTACACATGGGGTATTGAGATCACATGGGCAACCAACTTCGTTGAAACCACTATATATAGGTACGGGTGGGTTAGTATTACTGTATATATAATCATTGTCATAATTCTTGAAGTAGGCTTGGTTTTGAACGAATGTCTTGCATCTGGCAACACGGTATTCTTCAAGACGAGTGAAATATTTCTTATTCACAACTGTGCTCGCACCCATAGCCCTTCTTCGCGCATTTTTCTCGGGATTGCAAAAAGAGAAGGATGGAGAATTGTTCGCCTGGACATTATAACAGGGTGGTTGGGCAATAGAACCGCCACCAACCGGCGGTTTTTCTGTTAGGTTGTTCTTGTTTATGAAATTGGACGACACGATGGTGATCCCAACACCCGTATTTGCTTTTGTAGACCTTTCATTTTGAAGAACTGTATTATATCCTCCGGCAACTGTATATCCTCCAGGTATATCTATCATTTGTTTTACAAGAGTTCCAGTGCCAGATGACTTGTTGAGCCGATTTTGTTCTGCTGAAAAATCTCTACCTTTCCTCGCGTGTTTAATTGGTCTTGGTAATCCAAAACCAATTGAGGAATTATTTGTAGGATCATTGTTTGTTAAAGGCCGAATTGTTCCTGGAGCGCTTCCTATCGGATTGGTTCCCTTCCAAGGAACATACCCTTGCGGATTGAGATTGTTATTCATACCTAATGGGAAAAACGCTGTTGACATTATATTATTATCAAAGAAAATAAAAGTCGTATTATATATTAAATGACAACAATAGTAATAATAAACATATTGATTTGTTTTTTCATCGTATTAATCATTTATCAACTATTTTTAGCGGCAACAATCGAAGGATTGGATAACAATAAACAAAATGATGGTTATCAAGATTACCAGAGTGATCCAGTTATACTAGGGAAACAGAATGCAGGTAACATCCAAGTGTTGAGAGAACAATTAAATAGTCTTATGGGATTAAATGATACTGTCAAAACAACCAACAAAAGAGTAGATGATGTTGAAAAACAAGTGAAAGGACTCATGGATGCTCAACAACAAAGTGCAATTGATGCAATGCCCAATGTTCCAGCGGATGAACCTTCTGATGAACCTTCTGATGAACCTTCTGATGAACCAGTCGAGTAATATATTGACTTTTACAAAATAAATATATAAATATACAATATATACAATATAATGTCTTGTGATGATCCATCAAATTATTCATATACTTCATATATAGCTACTCCCCAATCACTTGGTATATCTGATAAAGGTTCAACTGCTATACTTGACAAGGATATAAAGGGTCTTATTGCCTACACCGAAGTATTGACATTGGGAACCGGAAAAGCTTCAACAACTGGCAAACCTTTAGGTAACAAATATTTTATGAACGCTTCTTCGAAATGCAAAGACACTGTTACTGGAGATGACAAAGACCGATATATATATATCAACAATGTTCCGGAAGGTATATTGGGAGGTGGGTTGTTGCCTGGACTAGTTGGCAGTGTTGCAAAGATTGATCCCATGTCGATCATATCAGCAGTATTTGAATCTTCAACAAAAGCTGATTGTAAGGAAATCACGCTTGAGACGATTGACTGCAACAACACCAGATCATATGAAACTCATTATGTGGCAGTATCTGATATTACCAAAGATGGATTAATAGATTTACCTGATAAAAAACAAAAACAACAAGGGTTTCAAGGAATGTCTCCGCCTAAAATGCCCAATGATACAATGTCGCAGATCTACTTTGCTGGGCTGGCTAGTCTTGGCGTGATTCTCTTTTATAAATTGATGGTGAATCGTGTTCGCGACCGTTAAGCAGAGAACCAAAGTTCTCCGCACCTCTCCTAATCAACCTTTGGAAAAGGTTGAGCCAAAAAGCATTATGGCAATCCGTTATCATGGTATCTATACAATAAAAAATCAAACAATTTTATGATTTGATTTTTTAATATTTTATTACCTGCTTAGGGTTTTGCTTCACCTTTTCAAAAGGTGGATTTTTCAACAGTGGATTTTGCTCCACTTTTTTAAAAAGTGGATAAGGTGGATTGGATCCATTTATAAGGTCCATCGCCCACAACAACCACATCTGTTTTCAGTGGTTCAACATCTATGGTTCCGCGCTTTCCATGAACAACCCAGAAAAATTCGCAATTGTCGCCATACACAGTGAATCGATTGTTTTCCACTTCGGAACAAACCAAACTCGTGCATTCATTCTCATTATAAACTTGCGTCAAATGGACAGTGAAATCGGTAGCCAAGTTCTTGACATATGGTGGCAGTTCAACGACAACAGATTCATTGTTGTTAATCCGATCTGTTCCGCGATAATATACGCCTACATCTGGACCTTCTAAGCACGCATGAACTAAATACTTGTCTCGATCATCCGGATGGTCAATAATGAAGGTTTTTGTTTGTAGAAGCTTACCATCACCACTAGCAGTAGTACCATACAAAATTTCGCCGCTGGTTGTATTATATATTAAATTATTACAACTAGTATCAACATATCGGATCGGATTAACATAAAAGGAACTTGCTTGCATAGAATTCAAACTGGCGTCAATTGCATTTAATATAATTGTGTTTGAAAAATTACCATTGTAATCAGCATATGCACCTATTGCAATTGAATAATCCTTTTGGGCTATATAACCTGCTTGATAACCAATAGCAACTGCATTGATACCTTGTGTAGTATTTCCTGCTTGATACCCAATAGCAACTGAATAAAGTTTTTGTTTTGTTTGTCCAGCCTGATAACCAATAGCAACAGAACCTGACACCTGACTATCCTGTCCAGCTTGAACACCAATTGCAACATTTCTATCGTTTTGCATATTTGAACCAGATTGATACCCAATTGCGACAGAGAATTCTCTTTGAGAAGTTTGTCCAGCTTGGAAACCAATGGCAACTGATGAAGTATTTTGTGATGTGTAACCTGCTTGATAACCAATTGCAATTGAAGATGTTCCTTGACCACTAAACCCAGCTTGATACCCTATCGCAATACTATCGATATATTGTATTCCTGTACAACCAGACTGATACCCTATTGCAATTGTGCTATTTCCTTGTGCATATTGTTGCGCTTGTCCTGCTTGGGCACCAACACGAATACCTGTAGAACCTATAGCCCAGTTATCCGGCGTAAGAGTTGTATCCCAAAATAAATAATCACCCCAACCAGCCGCTGGGAACGGTTGAGGTCCTGTAGGTCCTATAACAGTTGGTCCTGTTTGGCCAGTAATTCCACTTGGGCCGGTTCGACCAGTTGGTCCGGTAGGTCCGGTAAGACCTGTAGGTCCGGTTGGTCCTGTAGGTCCGGTTGGTCCTGTAGATCCAGTAGGACCTGTAGATCCAGTAGGACCTGTAAAACCAGATGGACCTGTAAAACCACTTGGACCCGTTGTTCCAGTTGGACCCGTGAATCCAGTTGGGCCTGTGAATCCAGTAGGTCCTGTAAAACCAGTTGGTCCAGTAAAAAATCCTGTTGGACCAGTGAATCCTGTTGGACCAGTTGTTCCTGTTGGTCCCGTTGTTCCTGTTGGTCCAGTGAATCCGGTTGGGCCGGTATATCCACTTGACCCTGTAGGACCTGTTTGGCCGGTGGTTCCAGTTTGCCCTGTTGGACCAGTGGGTCCGGTATCATTTGTTCCTCTAACTCCTGTTGTACCCGTTGGTCCTGTTGTACCTGTATCACCAGTCGGGCCCGTAGGTCCGGTAGTGCCCGTTTTCCCAGTTGGGCCTGTTTCACCAGTTAGACCAGTTGGTCCAGTTTGACCTGTAACTGTGCAACCGGTTGGGCCAGTGGGACCTGTTTCCCCGGTAGGACCTGTGGGACCTGTACAACTTGTGGGGCCTGTGGATCCAGTAGGACCAGTGGGTCCAGTGGTGCCAGTAGGGCCAGTGCAACCAGTTTTGCCGGTTGGCCCCGTATGACAAAATCCGGTTGGCCCGGTGTGACCAGTAGGGCCAGTGAAACCAGTTTCCCCCGTTGCCCCGGTTCTCCCAGTTGGGCCGGTTGAACCAGTTTTTCCCGTTTGTCCTGTAGGACCAGGATTTGAATCCATCGATGATCCATCTGGAAAAATTAATGAACCTGTTGGTCCTGTCGCAGATAGTATTATATATCCATTTACTTGGACGA